CAAGTGTTAATAAGGATGGTTATATAGAAGTTGTTCCTTCAGATACTGCGAGAATAGATTTTGCTGATAGTGTAGATGGTGCATTGTTAACCGAACCAGCGTCTACTAACCTTATAACATATCCTATTTCATTTGGTAACTCATATTGGACAAAGGGTGGTGCGAGTATTGAAGGTGATTCAAGTACTGCTGGTAGTGAGTTAGTTACTAATGGAGATTTTGCAACTGATAGTAATTGGAGTAAAGGAACAGGATGGAGTATTAGTGGTGGTACAGCAAACAACGATGGATTAAGTGCTGGTAGTGGTCTTTCGCAAAATACGGGCATTACAACGGTAGGGATATTATACAAATATACTTTCACGATACTAAACAAAGGTACTGGAACTTTAGATGTTAGATTAACAGACGGCGAAACCATATTAACGGGTTTATCAGAAGAGGGAACATATACATCTTATCACACTGCAACAAGTGCAGCTATTTCCATTATACCGTTAAGCGGTAATACAGCAAGTTTCTCAATCGACAATGTATCAGTCAAAGAAGTACAAGGCTTTGAAGCACCTAAAGAGATACCCGTTGCTAACGGAGTAGAGTTGGTAACGAATGGAGATATGGAGTTGGATAGTGATTGGACAGACTATTTCACACCAACCACCAATGAAAGAAGTGGTGTAAGAGCGCATACAGGTACATATTCAAGACATATAGTAGGTAATGATACTTATGATGGTATAAAACAAGATGGTATTGCAATGGCACAGAACAGTACCTATGTATGTTCTGCGTGGGTATATGTAGAGAGTGGCACAGTTACTATGCAAGTAAGGGCAACTGATACATTTCATATAATAGGTTCTTCCTCATCAGCATCTTGGGTTAAACTATCAGGACATTTTACATCTAATTCTGCTACATTAAATCAAAGGGTAGCATTTATTTGTGATGGTGCTGGAGGTGAATTTTATGTTGATGATGTATCAGTCAAAGAAGCAACATCTTATTCAGGTGGCGGTCTTGAAAGAGAGGCTTACAAACTTGTTGAGGATACGAGTACTGGGGAACATTCTTTAGCAAGTTCTGTAATTACTGTAACTGGTTCGGCAGACCATTATCAAAGTTTATTTATTAAAACAGCAGAAAGAACCAAAATAGGTTTAAGGGAAGCACAAAATTCAGGAAAGTACGCAACTTTTGATTTATTAAATGAAGTTGTTATGGATGAAAATGGACTAACAGCACACATATCAAAACTGGCTGGTTGTTGGTATAGGATTGATTATGGGTGTAATTCGAATGTATGGACAACAATGAAAATGAAAGTTCACCTGTTAGATGATACATACACAACTGGTAGCCCATCTTCACATTCCTACACTGGCTCAGGCAAAGGACTATACATAGCCTATGCCCAACTTGAAGAAGGTAGTTACGCAAGTAGTTTAATGCTTCCTGTAACAGAAGGTTCAACTACTTCAAGGGTAGCAGATGCTTGTACTGGTAGTGGAACGGCACAGGACTTTAAAGATTATAATGCAAGTGGAGTTTTGTATGCAGAGATAGCTGCTAATAGTGATGATGGGACAACATCAAGATACATTTCAATTAATGATGGAGCGTTTAATGATTTTATACAACTATTATATTTAAACACAAGCAATACAATAAGGGCACAATTATATGTAGGTGGAGTAATGCAAGTAAGAATTGACCACGTAGTTACAGATACTACAGTTTTTCATAAAACTGCTTTTAGATGGTATGGAAATACAACAACTGCTGCTGATGGTAGATTTAGCTTATGGATTGATGGTGCAATGGTTGAGAGTGAAGATGTATCAGGGTTAACAATAGCAAGCGGAACTCTAACAACAATGGACTTTGATTATTTAAATGGCACACAAAACTTCTACGGCAAAACAAGAGCACTAGAAGTGCTACCTTATATGAGTGATACAGAAATGTCCTTATTGACAAGCCCTTAATATTATGGCAATAGTTTATGCACATAGAAAACCTTGTGATAATTCAGTATTCTATATTGGGATAGGGAATACTATTAAAAGAGCACAGAGATGTGCAAATAGAAATACCCACTGGACTAGAGTTTATAATAAATATGAAAGGACTATTGAAATTATAGAAGATGATGTATCAATCGAACAAGCTAAAGAATTAGAAATATTCCTTATAAGTGAGATTGGTATATCAAATCTTTGTAATCAAACATTGGGTGGCGAGGGTGCTTTTGGGTTAAAACATACAAAAGAAACTATTGAAAGAATTGCAAGTAAAAATAGAGGTAAAAAACGCAGTAAAGAGGTTAGGCTTAAAGTGTCATTAGCTAATAAAGGACATATTGTTACACAAGAAACAAGAGATAAAATAAGTAAAAGCAGAACAAACAATCCTAAGGTTATTGCAGCTGCAAAAGGTAAAAAGCACACTCCTGAATCAATAGCTAAAATGAAAGAAGTTAAGAAATATTCAAGGCTTAGTAAGGAGGCACTAGAAAAATCTACTGAAGTAAGACGCAAAAATGGAATACAGGTGAGAGAAATAACAACTGATAAGATATATTATATGTGGAATATAACAGAAACATTAGGTATAAATAAAACATCTATTTTAAGAAGTATTAAATATAATGTACCTGTACAACGTGGTAAATATAAGGGAATGATATTTAAAAAATTAACAAACCCATAAACAATGAAACTACTTTGGAAATATGCACAAGTAATACTTGCAGTAGTGATACTATCAGGAATAATATTAGCGATATTAGATGCATTTAATGTAATAAATTTAACGGTATAAAACAATGGTAAACAAACTTTCATTTATAAGCGAATTAGCAGCATTAACACAAGTGTAACAATTACACACATATAAACAACAAGAGTAAATAATATAATAACTAATAGTTATAACCATAAGTTAAAATAAATAAAGATATGAATATTTACAAAACAGTTTCAATTTAATATGTCAAAAATTACAAAAAATGTATCTTTTAATAGAGCAGATAGTACCCTTAGTACACAAGGTGATGATACCCTTAGTACACAAGGCAATTGCAGTAGTGATACTATCAGGAATAATATTAGCGATATTAGATGCATTTAATGTAATAAATTTAACGGTATAAAACAATGGTAAACAAACTTTCATTTATAAGCGAATTAGCAGCATTAACACAAGTGTAACAATTACACACATATAAACAACAAGAGTAAATAATATAATAACTAATAGTTATAACCATAAGTGAATAAAAAAATGATATATAGATTAAGTTTTATAAGCAAAAAACAATGGGATAGTATAAAAGGCGATTTCATTATAAAAGATGAAGATGGTAATTATCCAAGTGGCTCAACTTATACTGCTCAAATTGTAGATGGAAGCATAACAGTTAGAGAAGTTGGTCATGTGCCTATTGCAGCGACATACGATGAAGAGGGCGAAATATTAACAGAAGCAAGTTTTAATGAAGATTTTGCGGTTGATATTTTAAGTGATTATGACCTGCCTGTTGAAGATTATATAATAGAAAATAAACAATGGTATAACGAGTGGGTATAATGGAAAATCTTAGGACTATTTTAACGACATTGGGCGGAGGTATTGTTTCATTTGCGAACTTTAAATTGATGTCTATTTCGGTCACAGAACAAATGGAGGTGGCAAACGGCATTATCGGTATTCTGGTAGGTTTGTTAACTATGGCTTATTTAATGATAAAAATAACCAAAACAAATGAGAAAGATAAATGAAATAATAATCCATTGTGCTGATACACCTCCCAATATGTATGTAGATGCTGCGATGGTAAATGAATGGCATTTAGAAAGAGGTTGGTCAGGCATTGGCTATCATTACTTTATAAAAAGAGATGGTCAGATAGAGATAGGTAGACCATTAGAGACACAGGGAGCACATTGCTCAGGTCATAACGCTGATAGTATAGGGATATGCTATGCAGGGGGATGTGATGAGGATATGAATCCTGAAGATAACAGAACAGAAGAGCAGAAGGAGTCTATCCTTTTACTCTTAGAAGTTTTAAAAAATATATTTCCACAGGCATCCATACACGGACATAGGGATTTTTCGGACAAAGAATGTCCAAGTTTTGATGCTACAAAAGAATATGGTTTGATATGGCAGGTTGGATAACACAAATTATAGGAGGTCTTCTTGGTAACGCTACGGATATAATTGATGAGGTTATAACCACTAAGGAAGAGAAGGAAGAATTAAAGATTAAGATGAAAGACTTAATTGTTAGTTCGGAGGTCGAGCTTGAAAAGGGTATAACTCAGCGTTGGAAGGCAGATATGAAAAGTGATTCTTGGTTGTCTAAGAACGTAAGACCTATGGTCTTAATATTTTTAGTGACATCCACAGTACTGCTTGTCTTTATAGATGCGGGGTGGATAGGATTTACCGTTCAGGATAAGTGGGTAGACTTATTACAGTTAGTGTTAATAACAGTTATAGGAGCGTACTTTGGAGGACGTTCATTTGAGAAGATAAAAAAATAAATATAATAAAAATGCACGATATAAGGAAGATAGCCGTTGGTGTGGATTATAAGACAGCAATGCATTATGTTGTAGGTCAGGATATCCTTCATGGTTCACACACAATTCACCTTGTTGTGTTTGAACAGGACGCAGGTGTTTATAAAATTTACATAGAAGACAACAGCGATGGTTGTATATTCCTATGGAAAAGTTTTACACCTTCAATGCCTGTTAGTGTAGAATATAATATAGAATTTTAATGAGACCATTACATCAGTATCTTGTTAAACCAGTGGACGGACGCAGGTATGACAACACTAAAGAGATGGGTGGAATAGAAATTATTACATCTACATCTGAAGAAGACCATAATTTTAGCAATAGGTATGCCGAGGTTGTGGCTTTGCCGTTAACAGGTAATACATCAGGAGTAAAGGTAGGAGACATACTACTTGTTCACCATAATGTATTTAAGTTTTACAATGACATGAAGGGTAGACGCAAGAGCGGTAAGTCCTTCCTTAAGGAAGACCTGTTCTTAATTGACCCTGACCAGTTCTATATGTACAAAAGGAATAACGAATGGTATGCATATGATAGATACTGCTTCGTTAAGCCTATTAAAATGAAAGAAGATAAATACATCAGCTCTAATGGACTCGAACCATTAACTGGGGTGTTAACACATCCAAATGACTATCTGCTCTCACAGGGCTTAAAAAGGGGTGATGAGATTAAGTTTGCTCCTGACTCAGAGTACGAGTTTATAATTGATAGTGAGATTTATTATAGGGTATATGACCATATGATTACAATAAAAATATAATACTATGGATGTTGAGAAAATGAAAGGCGAAATAATTAGTGCAGGTGAGCAAGCTGTTAAGGAACTAATTAAAGTAGCAAAGGAAAGTATAATTAAAAAGGCAGGTGACAAGGAAACTCTTTCTGAAAAAGAAGAAGCTCTTGCTGCTGACAGGTTAAAGAATGCGGCAGCCACAAAGAAACTAGCAATATTTGATGCATTTGAAATACTCAACAGGATAGAGCAAGAAAAAAATATGCTTGAAGCTATTAAAGAAAATGGTGGCAAGGCTATATCAACTAAAGGAACAGGATTTGCAGAGTCAAAGTCTAGATAAGTTATACACCACGGAACCTCACCTTCTTTCAAAGAGGGAGCTGTCCATAAAGAACGGTAAGAGATTATGGAAGTATGGGTATGATAAAGAGAGTGATTTAGTTGTTATATCTAAAACAGGTCAAGTAGGTGATATATATAACATTCAAGGACTAAGGATTGGGTTACCTCTGTTTAATCCTAAGGACAAGTTAATTATTGTTAGGTCAAAAAAAAAGAGTGAGCAATATTGGGAGAGAACTTCTCCTCCTAAGGCAATAGACCAAATTAAAACAATATTTCAGTGGAACGATAAGCCAAAGTATTTTAAGGATTTATGGGTTCCTTATGTGGAGAATGAATTTGATAGGCGTGAGAGAGGAGTATTCTTTGCTAACAATGGCAAGCCTACTTATATTACAGGCTCACACTATATGTATCTTCAGTGGTGTAAGATTGATGTGGGTTATGCAGACTTCCGTGAAGCCAATAGAATTTTATTTATCTACTGGGCTGCTTGTCAGGCTGACAATAGAAGTTACGGAATGAACTATGTTAAGATTAGGCGTTCAGGATTTTCTTTTATGTCTGCTTCAAATGCTGTGGATATAGGAACTATATCAAAGAACGCTAGGATTGGTATCGTATCCAAGACAGGTGCTGATGCTAAGAAGATGTTTACTGACAAGGTTGTACCTATGAATACAAACCTGCCATTCTTCTTCAAGCCCATCATGGATGGTATGGATAAACCTAAAACTGAATTAGCTTACAGGATTCCAGCAGCAAAGATTACTAAAAAAAATATGACCATTGAAGATGATGGTGAATACACACAAGGTTTGGATACCACAATAGATTGGAGGAACACAGACAACAACTCTTATGATGGTGAAAAATTACAGTATTTGGTACACGATGAGAGTGGTAAATATTTAAAGCCTAACGATATAAAAGAATCATGGCGTGTCCAAAAAACTTGTCTTAGGTTAGGTAAAAAGATTATAGGCAAGTGTATGATGGGTTCAACTGTCAACGCACAGAACAAGGGAGGTAAAGAGTTTAAGGATATGTACTTTGATTCTGACCTGACAAAAAGAAATAGTAACGGTCAGACTAAGAGTGGGCTATATAAAATATTCATTCCTATGGAGTTTAACCTAGAGGGGTTCATAGATAGATATGGTATGCCTGTTATCAATACTCCTCCTAAACCAGTGTTGGGAGTTGATAATGAAATGATTGACATAGGTGCTGTTGAGTATTGGGAAGGAGAAGTTGACTCACTTAAAGGAGATGCCTCTGCTCTTAATGAGTTTTACAGACAGTTTCCAAGAACTGAATCTCACGCATTTAGAAATGAGAGCAAGCAGTCTTTATTTAATCTAACTAAAATTAATGAACAGATAGATTATAATGATGGTAACATTGAGTCTCATCATGTTACATCAGGAAACTTCACTTGGAAGGATGGAATAAAAGATACGGAGGTAATATTCTCACCTCAGCAAGGAGGAAGATTTAGGATTAGTTGGACTCCTGAAAAAAGATTAACAAACCTTAGAGAAAAGCGTAATGGTATATACTATCCTGTTAACGAACACTTAGGTGCATTTGGCTGTGATAGTTATGACATATCAGGAACAGTAGGAGGAGGGGGTTCCAAGGGTTCTTTACATGGATTGACTAAGTTTAATATGGACAATGCTCCAAGTAATGAATTCTTTTTAGAGTATATATCTAGACCACAGACTGCTGAGATATTTTTTGAAGATGTTCTTATGGCTTGTGTCTTTTATGGGATGCCTATACTAGCAGAGAACAATAAGCCTCGTCTGTTGTATCACTTTAAGAACAGGGGGTACAGAGGATATAGTATGAATAGACCTGATAAACATTACACAAAGTTATCCAAGTCTGAAAAAGAATTAGGAGGAATACCTAACTCTAGTGAAGATGTAAAGCAAATACACGCAGCCTCAATAGAGGCTTATATAGAGAAATATGTGGGTTATGATTACGAAGGTTTGTTTAGAGACTCAGAAGACATAGGTATGATGCCTTTCAATAGAACTCTAATTGATTGGGCGGAATTTGATATTAATAACAGAACTAAGTTTGATGCTTCCATATCATCAGGGTTAGCTATACTTGCCTGTCAAAAACACCTATATAAAGCTGAAAAGAAAGATTCAAAAATTAGTGTTAACTTTGCACGGTATAATAATACAGGCAACAACAGTCAACGCATAACATAAATATATGAAAGAAGATTCAATGGTAAGTGTTTCTTACACAAGCTTTCCTAGCTCGGCAGTCGGTGACAAAGAGAAGGATACTATAGAGTATGGATTACAGGTAGGTCAAGCCATTCAATACGAATGGTTTAAAAGAGGTGGAGCATCAGACTCTAGATATTATTCAAGGTATAATGAATTTGATAATCTAAGAAGGTACTCAAGAGGAGAACAAAGTATAGCAAAATATAAAAATGAGATAGCCGTTGATGGTGACTTGTCTTACCTAAATCTAGATTGGACTCCCGTTCCAATCATACCAAAGTTTGTTGATATAGTTGTTAATGGATTAAATGAAAGAGACTTACGACCCGTATGTACTGCTATTGACCCGTTATCACAAGAAAGGAAGAACCAATACCAAGATACCTTAGAAGCTCAAATGGTTTCTAGGGAAGCGTTGTCTTTGATAAAAGAGAAAGGTAATATTAATCCTTTTATGCTAGACGAGGGTGATATGCCTCAGACGGATGAAGAGATGATGTTGCATATGCAGTTAAAATATAAGCCCGCTATTGAGATGGCTGAAGAGGCTGCTATTGAATCTGTTCTTAAGGATAATAAATATGATTTAATTCGTAAGCAGGTTGATTACGATATAGTTACCTTAGGAATGGGAGTTGCGAAACATGAATTTCTTAAGGGAGAAGGTGTTAAAATTTCTTATGTTGACCCTGCTAATGTAGTTCATTCATACACAGAAGACCCACACTTTAGTGATGTATTCTATTGGGGAGAGTTTAAAACAATGCCTTTAACAGAGTTGTTTAAAATTAAACCTGACCTTACGCCTGAGGATATAAAAGACATTTCACAGGCAAGCACAGACTGGTATCAGTATCACGGTATCAATCAGGTAGATGACAGTATATATACAGGAGAAACTTGTTCTTTAATGTATTTTAATTTTAAGACTACCAATAAAGTTGTATACAAGAAAAAAATTCTTGATTCAGGTGCAATGAAAATGATTGAAAAGACTGACGAGTTTAATCCTCCTGAAGAAATGTTAGAGGAGGGAAGGTTTGAGAAGATTGAAAAAACTATTGATGTTTGGTATGAAGGAGTAATGGTAGCGGGAACAGACATTGTTATTAAATGGGAGATGGCTGAAAATATGGTGAGACCTAAATCATCATCCCAACACGCAATGTCTATGTATGTTGCTGTTGCTCCAAGAATATACAAGGGTTCGTTAGAGTCCTTAGTTAGGCGTATGATTCCATTTGCTGATTTAATCCAAATGACTCACCTTAAGTTGCAGCAAGTAATATCAAGGGTAACTCCCGATGGTGTGTACATTGACGCAGATGGTCTTAATGAAATAGACCTAGGGAATGGAGAGGCTTACTCACCTGAGGAGGCACTAAAACTTTACTTTCAAACAGGTTCTGTTATTGGTAGAAGCTACACATCAGAGGGGGAATACAATCATGGTAAAATTCCTATCCAAGAGCTTAGCCATAATAGTGGAGCAAATAAAACTCAGATGCTTATAGGTAACTACAACCATTACCTCAATATGATTAGAACTGTAACAGGTTTAAATGAAGCGAGAGATGGCAGCACTCCCGACCCAAGAGGGTTGGTTGGGTTACAGAAAATGGCTGCATTAAATTCTAATACAGCTACTCGTCACATACTTGACGGAAGTATTTATATGTATCATATGATATCTGAAGCTTCATCTTTAAGAATAGCAGACATCTTAGAGTATGCATCATTTAGAGAAGATTTTGTATCTAAGGTAGGCAAGTATAACTCTTCATTACTAGACCAAATATCAGGTTTATATTTATATGATTTTGGTATATATATTGAGATTGCTCCTGATGAAGAGGCAAAGCAAATGCTAGAGCAGAATATACAAATGGCTTTATCTAAAGGTGATATATACCTAGAGGATGCTATTGATATTAGGGATATAAACAACACCAAACTTGCAAACCAATTACTCAAAGTTAAGCGTAAAGGTAAGCAAGAACGTGATGAGAAGATGCAGATGCAGCAACAAGCTATGCAACAGCAGATGCAGCTACAGCAACAACAAATGTCCTCACAAGTCGCTCAACAAAAAGCTGAGGCTGAAACAAACAGCAAGGTTACCATTGAGCAAGCTAAGAGCCAATTTGAAATAGCTAAACTAAATAAGGAAGCCCAGCTCAAGCTAATGTTAATGGAAAGAGAGTTTAATTATCAGATGACCATACAAGGACAGACTGCACAGCAGTTAAGTGAGAGAGAAAATAAAAGAGAAGATAAGAAGTCTGAACGGATATCACAACAGAATAGCGAACAGTCTGAACTTATAAATCAAAGACAAACTAAAGGTGCTCCCTTAAAGTTTGAGTCTAATGAAGATAGCTTAGATGGATTCCATTTAGGAGAATTTGACCCTAGATAGTAAATGAATAGCAATCAGAAATACAGACTGTCTATATTAATAATAGTCTTTATAGCCCTATTTATAATATTAACTTTTATAAGGGCGGTTATAACAGGAGAACATCTTGACCCTAAAGTAAGAGATACAGTTGCAGGAGTTATGATGGCTATGATAGCAATAGTGAGTATGATTATTGGTGGAAACGAAAAGTAAAGTGGTAAAAATAGAAAAAATAGTAAGTAATTTTATATAGTTTTGTAAACATATACAATTTAATTTAATTTATATATACATGGAATTTAAAAACGTAAAAGTAAAAGATGCAGTACAAGAAGAAAAAAGTAAAGCCGAGCGTGAAGAAGAAGTCCTCAGCTCTACCGAAGGTCATACGGAATTGCAGGAAGAAGAAGTAGGTGTACCTAAAATTGATTTAAGCCAACCTACTGAACCTACCGAGGAGAAAGCTCCCGTAGAAGAAGAAGAAACTAAAGAAGAAGATGTGCCTGAGCTTTCAGAAGAGCAGGTACTTGAGTATATTAAATCTAAACGGGATGGTTTAGAGTTAAATAGCATTGATGAGTTGTTCAATAAAGGGGAGCCTACTCCTCAAGAACTACCTGAAGATGTGCAAGCGTTCTTAGAATATAAGAAGAGTACAGGCAGAGGAGTTGATGATTATGTTAAACTAAACAGAGACTTTGATGCAATGAATGGCGATACTTTGATTAAAGAGTATCTATTATTAACTGAAGAAGGAATAGACGAAGAAGACCTTGACATATATATGCAAGACTTTGACTATGATGAAGACCTTGATGATGATATGGATATTAAGAAAGCAAAACTAGCCAAGAAAAAAGCGATTGTAAAAGCTAAGGAATACTTCAATGAACAAAAGCAAATGTACAAAGAGGCTGCTGTGTCAGAGTCTCAATCAAATGTATCTGCTGAAGACAAGGAGGATTACGAAAGCTATAAGCAATATATAGCAAATGCTAAAACTTCGGAGGAAGCAGCCGAGCGTAGAAGGTCTGCATTTGAGAGTGAGACAGATAGTGTTTTTAACAAAGACTTCAAAGGTTTTGAATTCGGTATTGGAGAGGATACTAGTCTTTCATATCAAGTGAATGACATTGAAAAGGTGAGGGATAGTCAGAAAGATATCCGTAATTTTGTGGGGAAATATATGGATGATGACGGAACCATCATTAACGTGGCTGAATACCACAAGGCTTTAGCAGTAGCAATGAATCCTGATAGGTTCGCTAAGTTTTTTTATGAGCAAGGAGTAGCGAAAGCTACAGAAGATGTGACAAAGAAAATTAAAAATGTAAATATGGACGAGCGAAGAACTCCATCTAAATCCCAATCAGATGGATTCCAAGCCAGAGCCGTAAGCCAATCATCAGGACGAGGATTAAAAATAAAAGCTCCAAGAGGGAGCTAATTAATAACTTTTAAATTTTTGAAGTAATGGCAATAAATGCAACACCAACATATAGTTTACAGCCAAGCAGCAAACAGGTTGCTTTGAGCACAAACTATATAACAAATTTTGATTTCTTAAATCAATATCTTCCAGATGTGTACGAAAAAGAATTCGAGCGTTATGGAAACAGAAGTATATCATCATTCTTAAGAATGGTGTCAGCGGAACTTCCAACTGATTCTGATATGATTAAATGGTCAGAGCAAGGAAGATTACACACCAAGTATGTAGACGTAGGGGCAGCCACAGGAACTAATGGTGATGCCAAAGTAACATTTCACGTTAATGATACTATTAGCGACTACTTAGCTATTCGTAAAGGACAGACCGTAATGGTAACTGCTAACATCGGTGTAGGCTCTAATAAGGGTATCGTTGTTGCTGTAAATACAACAGCAGCAACATTTGATGTGGCTTTCTATGAAACAGGTGGACTTGCTATAGCGGGTACAGGTGTAAATGAGGCAGACTTTACAGTATTCATTTATGGTTCTGAGTTTAAAAAAGGAACCGTTGGAATGGAAGGTTCTTTAGAAGCTGAAGATGATATCTTTGACAACAGCCCAATTATCCTTAAAGACAACTACGAAGTTAGTGGTTCTGATATGGCTCAAATCGGTTGGATTGAAGTTACTACTGAGAACGGAGCAAATGGATACCTATGGTATCTAAAGAGTGAGTCAGAAACTCGTCTACGTTTTGATGATTATCTAGAGACTTCTATGATAGAAGCTGTTCCTGCTGAGTCAGGTTCAGGTGTAGCTAATGCTACTCACAACCCAACCTTTGGTAACAAAGGTTCTGAAGGTGTATTCTACACTGTAGGTAACAGAGGAAATGTATGGGGTGGAGGAAACCCAAGTACACTTGCTGAGTTTGACACAGTGGTATCTCGTCTTGATAAGCAAGGTGCTATTGAAGAGAATGCATTATTCTTAGACAGAGGATTTAGCTTTGACATTGATGATATGTTAGCAGCTCAATCTTCTAATGCAGCAGGCGGAGTATCTTATGGTCTTTTTGACAACAGTGAGAACATGGCTTTAAACCTAGGGTTCAATGGATTCCGTAGAGGATATGACTTTTATAAAACTGACTGGAAATACCTTAACGACCCTACAATGCGTGGCGGTTTAAAGTTAGGTTCAGGCTCAGGTGCTATTCATGGTTTACTTGTTCCAGCAGGAACTACTTCTGTGTATGACCAAGTAATGGGTAAGAATGCTAAGCGTCCTTTCCTACACGTTAGGTATCGTAAGTCATCTACTGAAGATAGAAAGTATAAAACTTGGATTACAGGTTCAGCAGGTGGTGCAGCTACTAGCGACCTTGATGCAATGCAGGTTAACTTCCTATCAGAGAGAGCTATCTGTACTTTAGGTGCAAACAACTTCTTTTTATTCCAAGAGTAATAAGATGAGTATATTTTTTGGGAGGGGAGAAATCCTCTCCCTATTTTTTAATTTTATATAATTTATTGTAATGAAGAAAAAACAAGAATATGTAGACAGAGCTTATAAGCTCGTAAGGAATGAAGCACCTTTATCATATATGCTTCCATCAAGACATACAAGACGCTCACCTTTACTTTATTTTGATGAAGATTCAGGAACACAAAGAGCAATGAGGTATGCGTCTAACCAACGTTCAGTCTTTGAAGACGAGCAGGATTCAAATGCAATCCTAGAGCCTATCATTTTTGAAGATGGTATGCTGACTGTTGGTAAAGAAAACCAAACACTTCAAAAGTTTCTACACATACATCCATTGTATAATAAAAAATTCGTAGAGATAGATAAAGAGAAAGATGCCTCCGTTGAGGTTGATATAATTAATGCAGAAGCTCAAGCCTTAACAATAGCTACAAGCCTTACCATAGACCAATTGGAAATGCTTACCAGAGGATTGTTCGGCAAAGACCCTAGTGTAATAACTACAGCAGAAATGAAAAGGGATGTATTGGTTTTTGCAAAGACTAATCCTACTGATTTCAATCAAGCAATGGAAGACCCTACAATGAAGTTCAAGTCAGAGATACAAACATTCTTTGACCAAAGAATGATACTGTCTCGTAACAAAGGTAGAGAGGTTTTCTTTAACTTGGAGGGAAACAAAAAGCGTATGCTAACAGTAGAGTTTGGTAGAACAGTTGAAGACGCTTGTGCTGAGTACTTTAAAACAGAAGACGGCAAGGAAGTTTTTAGTATGCTAAACAATCTGTTATAAGTTCATTTTAACTAAAAGCAAAAGGATAGCTCAGAAATGGGTTATCCTTTTTTTGTGTTATCTTTGTACAAAATTATCAAGATATGATTAACTCAGTTAGAAACACAGTGCTGTCAATTCTCAATAAGAATAACTACGGCTATATATCACCTTCTGATTTTAACCTGTTTGCTAAACAAGCACAGTTAGATTTATTTGAGGATTATTTTTATAGTTATAACACACAAATAACAAAAGAGAATGCAAGGCGTAGTCACTCAGATAATGCAGATATTGCAAAAAGCATACTAGAAGTTATAGAGGATTTCAGTGAGGTTACCACATTAAATACAGTGGCGAGCGGTAACGTGTTTTACCTGCCAAGAGAAAATGTAGAAGGTTACAACTACTACCTTGTTAACTCTATTATAAAAAGGGGAATACTTACTAGCGGAACGACAACAAGCTCAGACGCTGCCCAAAATCTACTAATAGATTCAAGTGCAAACTTTACTGCTACCACAGAAGACCAAGTGGCTGTAGGGGATACTGTGATAACATCCATAGGAAGAGTTTTTATAACAGCTATACCCAACTCAACAACATTAGCAACAACAGGTTTGTTGTTTAACGCATCAGGTATCAGCTACTCTGTAAGTAGACCTGTTAATTATAATTCTGTAGATGTAGAAAAGATATCCAGAAGTAAGATTCAAATGTTAATGAATAGCTTATTAACACAGCCATCTGATTCATTTCCTGCTTATGTTATGCAAGCCGATACAGTAGAATTGTTTCCTGTAAGAGTTTACAGCTTCGGGGAAATTGAGGCTAACTGTATACGATATCCAAAAGAGCCTAAATGGACTTATATATCCCTGAGCGGAGGAGAGCCTGTGTTTGACTCATCAGCAGTAGACTACCAAGACTTTGAGCTTCCATCATCAGACGAACCTAATTTGGTTATGAAGATATTACAATATGCAGGTGTGAGTATAAGAGAGGCAGAGGTCGTGGCTTATACAAAATCAGAAGAGGTTTATAACGAACAACAAGAACAACAATCATAAAAGATATGGGTTATATTACAGATAAGAATTACTATGATAATGCTGCTAATCACGGTAGCTATCAGTATGTATCATTGCAAGATATAGTTAACAACTTTATGCTGATGTATACAGGTAATCACTCATTAATAAATAATGAGGAAAGATATAAAATACTATTCCACGCTAAGAGAGCTATTCAGGAATTGAACTATGATGCAGCTAGAGAATTAAAAGTTCTTCAGTTAAATGTTACAGACAACTTAACATTTATACTGCCTCCTGATTATGTAAATTGGGTTAGAATATCCTTATATAAGGATGGTGTATTAAGACCGTTAACACAAAATGTTCAGACAAATTACGCAAAGGCTTACTCACAGGAAGCTGATGGTGATGTAATATTTAATTCAGATGGGAGTGTAGTTCTTATTGATTCAGAGATTAACTCAGATAGATTGGACGGAACTAAAAGAAGTATATACCTGAATCCTAGAAATCCATTTCATGGTATGGAAGGATATGAATTAGATGGGGATTGGTATTTTAAATTCAATATGGGTGCAAGGTTTGGTCTTAATACTGAGACAGCAAATATGAACCCAACATTTCGTATAGATAAAAAGACTGGCGTTATTAACTTCTCTTCTGAAATGTTAGGAGAAAGCTGTATACTTGAGTATATATCAGATGGAATGGAAAACGGAGACAACTCTTCAATAGGTGTAAACAAATTATTTGAACAGTATGTATACGCATACATAGAGGCAGAAATGCTTAACTCAAAACTTGGAGTGCAGGAATATATTGTACATAGAGCTAGAAAAAGAAAGACAGCACTTCTTAGAAATGCTAAGATTAGGATTAGCGATATGCATCCGTCTAAAATAATGCAAGTAATGCGTAACAAAGATAAATGGTTGAAGTAATATGGCAGAATTAAAAAGAACTTTTGTACAGGGCAAAATGAATAAGAAGTTGGATGAGCGTCTTATTCAGGATGGGGAGTATGTTGATGCTTTAAATGTTAGGGTTAACTCTAATGATGGGGGGCAGCAGGGAGTTGCTGAAAACGCTATGGGTAATACTCAGCTAACTGATATAATTTGGAATCAAGTGTCATTAAGTTCAAATGCAAAAGTTATAGGCAGCTATGAGGATGGCTCTAACGAAACTATATATTGGTTTATACACGATGAGATGACACACGCCACCAGACCTGTGGGAAAGATTGATATGATTGTGTCTTACAATACTCAAACAAAATCACTCACAAATCACCTTATATCTACTAGGGAAGGCACAAAAAATACCACTACTTTAAATTTTAATACAGAATATCCCATTCACAGTGTGGTAAAAATTGAAGACCTTTTATTATGGACTGACAACTATAACCAACCAAGATTTATTAATGTAAAAAAAGGTTATGCTCCTTATGTCAATTTATATATTGATGGATTTACAGCAGAAGAATTGTTGGTAGTAAAAAAACCACCTATTAATTCTCCAACTACATCAGAAATTTCCATACCTAATTCTGATAACTATATAGAAGATAGGTTTTTATCATTTGCTTATAGATATCGTTATGAAAATGGTGAGTATTCTGCTACATCTCAATTCACTCAGCCGTCTTTTATTCCCAACAACTTTAATTACAATATAGATTCAGGGCTTAATGAAGGAATGATAAACTCTGCGAATGCTGTGGAGATTACTTATAATACAGGAAGTAGTCTTGTTGTTGGAGTTGATTTGCTATTCAAAGAAATGAGTAGTAACACTATAAAGGTAATAGAGAAACTAGATAAAGAAGAGTTAGGGTTATCAGATAATACAGACCTGATTTACACATTTGATAATAGCAAAGTATACACAGTGCTTAGCGACTCGGAAATATTAAGGCTGTATGACAATGTACCTTTAAAGGCTGAGACCCTTACAGTTATGGGAAACAGATTAGTGTACGGAGGATACACAGATGGTTATGACCTAAAAGACAGTAGTGGTTTTGAAACTAAGTTAGAGTACAATACATCTTTAGTAACACAAGATGTTGCATCGTTTAGCGTAACATCTAACCTGTCAAATGGCACATATAATGTGGGTGGGTTTTCTAATGAGGTGATACCTCAGTCAACTGTAAGTATAGACCTGTCGAATAAACCACTTATAAAAGGTGTAGCTATATCGTTAGTTATGGAGGTGTCACATGAACACTGGGAGGGAAGTGTAACTCCTACGGATACAAATACTTTTGTTTCAGCAGGGTTTTCTTTTGTCTTGCCCAAGGACTATACAAGCCTAGCGGAAATGGTGGCATCTTCAGAGTTCTTGGAAGAAATAACCACCAGTATACCCGTATCAAATTCTTGTTTAGGATACTCTATTACTGATTTATTTAACTGCAACTGCCTTCAAACTTTAGATAGCGGAACATATACCAAGCTTGAGTCGGGTAGAGACAATTGGGGGGAATCATTTTCAGTCTCAGCAACAGCAACAGACGAGCTGATAATCCAAGTAAATGCTATGAGGTATGTTGATAATATAACTACTGTAACACAACAAGCCATTGAGTACTTCAGAATAAGTAATGCTGAAGCAACCTATACAGATGTTAGTACCTTAAAAAGTTTACATAGCGACAGGGATTATGAGTTAGGAATTGTTTATATGGATGAATATAATCGCTCGACAACAGCTCTTGTTAGTAATAACAATACCATCCACGTTCCTTGTAATGCCAGTAACAAATCAAATATTGCAAGGGTAGAAATACCTTCGCAACAGGTTGCTCCTAGTTGGGCTGCTCGTTATAAATTTGTAGCAAAACAGAATGAGGAATTTTATGAAACAATATACGGAGGAATATCCTTCTTTGATATAGAGACAGGTTATACATATATACTATTAGACGGTGAAAACTCTAAAAAGGTAGAGACAGGAGATAGACTAAAGGTTAAGGTGGATGCAAACGGAGCTGTAAGCCCTTGCACTTACACTACCGTTTTGGAAAAAGAATCAAAAGCGGCTAACTTTATTACCGTTCCAAGCACTCAAGACCCTACTGAAAATGCCTATGTACCTGCTGGTGTATATATGAAGGTAAGGGCTAACAACTTTGCTGTATCAAAAGATACACTTACTGTGGTAACTTTAGGTAGTGAGGAAGTTTGTGGTGCTTCTCAGAGTAGACCTCAGATAAACTACACCACATCCTTGCAGGACGGTAACGGTGATTGGTATGATTACACTATACCTGAGGGAAGTAGGATAGAATTACGATTTAATTTTGACAGAGAGGGTAAGGGAAAATGTAATGAAGTTAATTATGATTTAACCAAAACTATATTTGCCTCAAGAGATTATGATAATATATTTGATTGGGCTGTAGGGGATAATCTTGATGTCATTGTTCAGACAGGAACAAGCGACCATAGTAATAATATTGACAATGTTTTCTTTACTGAGCTACAAAATACTTTGTGGAATACTGAGTATAACCCTAACACAGGTGTTTATTGGGATTGGTATCCAAACGATAATGGGCAGTGGACTAACTTCTATGGATTTCACAGGAACGCAACCAATGAATTAATGCTAACAGTTTTAGGTACTCATAGTTGTGATTTAACAGGAACAGGTAATAAAGCAAAAAGGTTATGTGCCAATGTTTCTATAACTATCTACAGAAATAACTCAACACTTGTATTTGAAACAGAACCTAGTGATACCAATCCTGATATATGGTATGAGGATTCAGTGTCTTACTCCATAGACTCTAGTGGTAATCATTCAGGTAATGTTCAAAACCAAGACATAAGCACATTTACATCAGCCATTATAGATACAGAGTTTTTCAATTGTTATGCCTTTGGTAATGGAGTAGAATCTTTTAAGGTTAGAGACGCAATTGACGGTAGACAGTTAAGATTAGGCAACAGAGTAACCACCGTATCAGAACAGGATTACAAGCAGGCAGATAGATTCGCTGACTTAACTTATAGCGGTGTATATAATGATGAGTCAAACTTAAACAGACTCAATGTGTTTAATATGGGATTGTTAAACTTCAAGTCTTTAGAAGATTCCTTTGGAAGGATTATGAAGATTGTAGGAAGACAAACAGATATACTTGTGCTGCAAGAGGATAAAATATCCTATGTACTAGCAGGTAAAAATTTATTATCAGATGCAGCCGCAGGTGGAACAATAGCCTCTATACCTGAGGTGTTTGGAACGCAGCTAGCAAGACTAGAGGAGTATGGTATAAGTAATCACCCTGAAAGCTTTGCAACATATGGAGCTAGTAAGTTTTTTACAGACGCAAAGAGAGGGGCGGTACTCAGCTTGGTAGGTGGAGCATACTCTAATGAAGTATTAACAGTTATATCTAACGAAGGTATGGATGGATACTTTAAGGATATGATGTCGGATTATTTCAACACAGAAAAGGTAGGCGGTTATGATATGTTTAACGACCAATACATACTTTCAACTAACAGTCAAGAGAAGCCTGTTATAGAATCTTGTGTAGATTGTGGTGTGTATAAAACGTTTACAGTTACCGCAGGAACTCCTGTGAATCTGTGTGTTGACTTGGGAGACCTTGTTGGTAACGCACGGGTTAATTGGGATTTAATTAGCACTGAGGGTAGCGTAACTATAGATACGACATATAATAGTATTACAACCAGCCGTACAGCAAGCACACCAGCAGGACGAGGTTATACTTTTGATAAAAATATTGTATCAGTATCAACTGTAGATGTTGAGCTAACCACAACAACAGGAACTGCTATAGTGGGAGTGATGATAGACTGTCCTTTGGCTGAGGAAATTACGGTTGTAAATGTAGTGGTGTCCAACGGTAATTATGTTGGAGAGACTATACATGCTAACTACAGATGGACTGATGGGAGCTTTGTTTCCCCATTGCATTCCAACTTTGTAACAATGGCTTCAAGCCCAACATCACCCGTGGTCTCTTTTTACAACTCTTTTACAGGGAACCAAGGAGGCGGATATATTCCTGCGGATGGTGCAACAGTTTCTATTATTGCAGACCAACAAGATGGAGATACATTTACGTTCCGTCATAATATGCACAAGTTTAGGTATATGAGAACCAATACTGCGTATGGTAATAACGACACAGATATAACATCACTACTAACCAGCTCTACACAAGCTTCTCCAATAGAGAATGTTAGTGGAACTGATAGATACTATGCTGACTTTACTATGCCCACCACAGGTTCACACCTGTATTTTGTGTGGGATTTAAGAGAGTCAGTACCTAATTATTTGTGTTATGATTCTACGCTGCCTGAAGACGCTTGTTGTGATTGCCAAACTATATCACAGAACTTAACTTGTGAGAGCTTTTATTTTGGACAGGTTAGATGGGAGGACAGTGACACAGAAGAAAAATTCATTACTGAATATGTAGGGTTTAAGATACCTATTCAAACAGGAATTACTTCTGACAGATACTATGCTAGTTTTGACCAATACCTTCCTCTTTCCAATCAAGATAATAGGGATGACAACATAGCTGAAGGAATAGACTTAGATACCTTTGCAGAGTTATATCCATCGACTGTAGACTTAGGTGATGGAAGATGGACAGTTTACGGAACTAGTCCAGACAATCTGAACACCCAAATACAATCTCACTTAGTAAGTGCTTATAACGAGGTTGATGCTGATGTTAAAACTAGGACTGAGAACGAAAGGAATGATTTAATTAATGATTATACATTTATATTATAATGGCAGCAACAAAATATTATTTAGATGGAAATACTTTAGCAGATGCTTTATCGGTTTTCACCGATGCAGCTCTGACCACTAAAGCGACTGATGGATATTACTCTTCAGGCACAATATCCAGAAGGCAGGTAAGTGGGTACTTACAACCTGCTGTACCTTGTCCTGATTGCGGTGACCCTTGTGATGTTGAGTACTCAGCAACAGGTGGTTTAAATGTTGTATACAGAAATGAAATTATGATGGGCAATACAACAGGTGCTATTGTTATTAAGTTTGATGTAGGATTAGTAGCAGATGGGTTTAGGGCTATATACGAGGGGGTTACTTACACGGCACTGTCTGCTAAGTATGACGGATATCACAACACATCCAACTCAGGGAACTTTGTTTTAGTTGGTGATGATTCTTATGCTCACCCAACTGTTCCGTCTCACTCTCCTGTATCATATGATATATACACATGGAACGGAAGTGCTTGGGTGGATTCAGGCAGTAACTTAAGTTACTCATTTCAAACAGGAGACGAGTCTTATAGTTCTAGTGTTACAGTACCTTCGCTAGCCTATTACTGTATTGTACCTAAACCTACCTCAACTGATAGCCAATTAACAATTGAGGTTATTAACAGTGCCTCTTCCAATTGGAGTATGGAATTAGGATGTCCTCAAGCATTAGATATGATGGTTACAACAGGCATTCAGTCAACCTCAAACTTAGCCTGCCTTTCTTCTGTATACTATGAAAACTTTTATGTGGCATATGTAAACGGTAAAGCACCTTTGGATTTAGGGTTATATGACTGGGTGTTCACTGATGCTAATGGAGTAACTGCTGTTAGTAATGGGTGGTTTGGTCAGCAAGGAGACCAAAATGCTTATAGGGTGGCGAATGGGGTTATAGTAGAAATAATTGATTGTGAAGCTCCTTAATATATAGATATGGCAAATAACAAAACATTAGCATATAGTCAAGAGAACAAAGGATGGACTTCTTTTTTCTCTTATGTGCCTGACAGAATGTTAGGTATGAATGGTAGGTTTTACTCTTTTAAAGGTGGAAACATTTGGGAGCATGACAAGAATTCTACTTATAATAATTTTTATGGTACTCAATATAACTCTACTATTGATACAGTTATAAATCAAAATCCTTTTGAGCAAAAATTATTTAAGACTTTATCTTTGGAGTCTGACACGGCTTGGAGTATTGGGGTTACTTCTGACACAGACAATGTAGGAACTATAGACGCAGCTTGGTTTAAAAAGAAAGAGAATACTTGGTATGCATTCATAAGGAATGTAAACACAAACAGTTATGATGTAAGAAGTGTACAAGGATTGGGTGTGCCAAGCTCTATAGATAAGGTTGGATTCTTTGAAACCTGTAATCTTAACAGTGTTGATACTATTATAAGTATTGGAGACACAGTTCTTTACGCAGAATCTCCTTCGTATGTACCTGTATCAGCAGGAACTATTACAGCTAAGACTGATACTAGCGTTACTGTTCAAACAAGCCATATTTCAGACCAACAGATAAAAAATGGAGCTATGGTTCTTGTAGCCAAAAACGTAGAGGCTGAGTCTCAGGGAGTGTTGGGTCACTATATAAACGTGGCTTTAGAAAACTCCTCAACAACAAGGACTGAACTTTTTGCTATAGAATCTAATGTTATGAAAAGTAATCCATAATATTTTTGTATCTTTGTTGTGTGAAATTTATAAAGAATATTATAAAGAAATATAAATCCTCTTTAATAAGGGAGCAGGCTGAGATAATACTCAGTACCGTTCATAAGGATAGAGGTATGTTGTATGAAGATATAAATGAATTCAGATTACAACTAGAAGACATAGAGGGGATGGCTGTTAATGGCACAAAGGAACATGAGGAATTGTTCCCTACTAAGCACGACTTAAAAGATGGTTTGTATACAAGAGAGGTGTCTATGCCTCAAGGGTCTTTCGTTGTTAGCTATATCCATAAACAAAACCATCCTTCTTTTTTTTTAAAAGGAGAAATGTCTATATTAACAGATACAGGAGAGGTAGAAAGAATTAAAGCACCAATGAAAGTAATGACTGAACTCGGAACACAGAGAGTGGCTTATATGCATTCAGATGTTACTTGGGTATGCGTATACAAAACAGATGCAAAAACAATAGAGGAGGCAGAGAAAGAGGTTTATACAACAGACTTTAGAAAATTGCCATCTTCAATAATAAAAAAACAATTATGGCAGGAATAGTAGTAGGTGGTGTAGCAGTTGCGGCTATAGGAGCGGCAACAAGTTATGCTCTAGCACAAAAACAAAAAAGATTGAAAAGGCAGGCTAATAAAGCTGCTGAAAATGCAATGGAAGAAGCTAAGTCAAAGTTAGATGTTAATGTATATGAAGCCCTCTCTATTAAGAAAGAGCCATACGAATTAGCAAGGGAAGCTTCTCTTGCTCAAGGTAAGATGGCTTTACAAGCAGCACAGGAGGGTGATGTAAGAGGTGCGGCAGCTACAGCAGGTAGAGTGCAGATGGCTCAAAACAAGCAGCAGCAGCAAATACAATCGGCAATGGGTCAAGAAGCTTTAGGCTTAGAAAAAACAGTAGCCTCGGAGGAAGCTAGGCTTATGTCTGAAAAATCTAAAATAGATTTACAAGAAGCCGAAGGTGCTCAAGTTGCGGCAGCAGAAGCAGCTAAAGCTCAAGCAGCATATGAGTCTCAAGCAATGGAAAGTGGTATGCAAGCACTAGGAGGAGCCGTAGCCATAGGTTCAGGATTTGTTAATAAGGGGAAAATTGGTAAAATGGATTGGGATAAAACTTTTAAGGCATATGACGCAATAAATAACAATTTCTTGATTCAACAAAAAGAAGACGAATAAATGGCTACATACTATAAATACAAAGAAAGAGAAGGCAAAGACTTAGCCGATATAGGTGGTGCTATATCCAAATTAGGTAGAGGTATCACAGACGCTGGAATAGGCTGGGAAAAGTACAAGCAAGAACTTGAAGGAAAAGCAGATAAAGCTACAAAGACAGCCGAGGATTATGGTAAAGGTATGACTTCATCCAACCATATCAATAATCTTAATCATAAAATTTCAGACCATATTGTGGAGTCTAACGGAGAAGCTTTAAGAAGATTTCAAGCTGGTGAAATAACATCTTCTAAGTTTAATAGAATCATTGATAACAATACTTCTGGTGTTGAGGGATACTTTGGAATGGGTGAGGGTGCTCAAACGCATATTAGTAATGTAACTCAAAGAGGTGCTGAAGGAGCTAATCCTATAGAGCAAGCTATTTTAGGGTGGCAACTTGATAATGCTAATCCTGAGAATTTGGAAGTTCGGTCTCACGATGATGGTGGGTTTTACTTAGTGAACACGGTAACAAATGATAAAATAGTTCCTGAGTATATAATGAAAATGAATAGCATAGAATATGATGGGTATAACTATAAGTCAGGAGTTACAACAATAAAAAATGGTATAGGCAGCACAGTTAAATATATTAGAGAAAATTACGGGAGTCAAGAATATCTATTTAAAAAGACAGATAAAAAGGCGATTCAAGATTTTCAAAAAGCCTTTGATTCTTTAGTTACAGCAGAAATAGGAACCAATGGTTTAAATGGCGTGGATATACTTATAAATTATATAGGCACAACAGAGGAGGGTATAGCTTATGAATTAACAACTGACCGTGAAAAAACAGGAAGTCAGTATATTTATTGGAACCCTGAGAATGTGATAGAGGAAGGAGTTAAGCTGTCAGAGGAACATAAGGAAGCTATATCCAATCATTTCAAAGAAGTTCTAGAGCTTTCGGATACGTCCCAACAAGAATATAAAACAAAGATAACTAATGTTATATCTAATGAGAAGCCGACACGAGGAGAGGTAAAAGCAATAGACATGGTATCTAATCTAGACATTTTATGGTTTGGAGATAATCAAAGTGTTACGTCAGCAGCTACATACTTAGCAAACATAAAGGATGGTAAAGCTAAATTTATAAAGAGAACTGAAGAGGGTGTTTATGTTGTACCAAGCGATGGCTCTCCTGCTGTAACTATAGCATTTAAGGATGGAAGTGGTCAGTTAAAAACTAAGGAAAACTTCTTAATGGAATTGGCAAATCTTATTACTAACAGTTCTGATTTTAATCAAGTATTGGCTAAACACATGAGTAATAAAGAATTTAATACAACAAGCTCTGGCTATTCTCCTGATAAATACAACCATACCCTAACTAAAGATGAATCTACAGAGAGAACCTTTGATGCTAACTGGAAGGATGCCTTGATTAAAAAGGGTGAAGATTATGAAAATATAAAAAATAATATTGCAACATTGATTCGCAGCTTAGAAATTAAAGGGCTGAACGTAGACCAACAGAATGGTGTAAGTGTGAAAGAAGACGGTGATATCCTATGGAGTTTAGGTGAGGATGACTACAGTATACAGAATAAAAAGAAAGCCCTAATGTCTGCCTTAAAACCTTTTATACCATATAATAAGGATAAATATGTTGAAGTAAAGAGCTATGATACATCAGGAGCAGTAGGAAACAAAATAAACCTGAATTCAGAGCAGCAGTAAAAAAAATAAATATAACAGCACGAAAGGATGGACAAAAGGTATAGAGATAAATTATATAATTACTTGGGCGAGTCAGTGTTAGGTAAGAAAGAGAGCTTTGATAAGCTTATAGCCACAAGTCAAGAGTATAGAGATAAAATTTATAATCACTTGGGCGAGTCAGTGTTAGGTAAACAGGAGGCTTTTAATTATCTACTAAAACAAGACGAGGTTAGTGAGTTGGGTGAGCTTTATAGGGAGTATGGAAAGTCTACTCCTAAGCCTGAGAAAAGTGACAATAAAGCTCAAGAAATAGACGAGGTTAGTGAGTTGGGTGAAGGTGACAATAAAGCTCAAGAAATAGACGAGGTTGGTGAGTTGGGTGAGCTTTATAAGGAGTATGGAAAGTCTACTCCTCTTTATGATATTGACCCATTAATTCAAGAGCTTGATAAAGTTAAGAAACGTTCCCTAGAAATAGATGAAAATAGGCTAAATGAAGCTCTATATAACACGGACTACCTTTTGGATTTATCTAAGTATGCCGAACAAAAAGGAGAGATAGTTGAATTAACAGAGTCTGAAAGAAAAGGTGGTGTGTATGAGATAAAGGATGTAATGGAATACACACCTGATGGTGCTATGTCTGTTCCAAAACAAGTATACAGAGACTATACTCCTGAAGAGATAAAAACAATTCAATATCAGAAATTCTCTCCTGAGACAGTTAGTGAGTGGGAGGAGATGCAGAGAGGCAATATCTCTTTAGCTATGCAAGACCGTCAGAAAGATATTGCTATAGAAAAAGTTATGGGGGAATTACCTGAAGAGGAAAGAAAGAAAGTAAAAAAAATTTTACAAGAAAGATTTACCCTTACGAATCAAGAAGCAGAAAGTGGAACATTAGAACTTGCGGCATTTTTACAGTGGTATACAGATTCAGCAGACAGCATGACTACATCTATGCTTAAAAGCATACCTGATGATTTGGACATACAAGAAGGTCAGATGTTTGAAGTTGCTACATTAAGTAAAGACGATGGATTTCCTGTTGTGCAGATTAAAATAAATAACCCTACACCATATCAAGAGACGGTAACCAGAGCAATAAATCAAGAGTTACTAAAGCTTCAGCAAGAAGGAGAGAAGCTTTATAAATTAAAGACACAAGAAATTAGGGATGCTTTAGGAAAATCCCAAGAGCTTGGTGATTATTTAGGAGCTGCACAAAAAGATTACAATTTATTGAATACTTTAGGTAAGGACTTTATGTTCACAACAGTAGGGTTAGCTGAAGATGTATCAATTGCCTTGAATTCCCTTAATAAAGGATTAGGCTTTGGAGACCCTGAACAAAGAGACGCAAACATAAACGAGATATTAGAGCATAAGAAGGAAAGGGTAGAAGAGTATTATGCTACAACTCCAATTAAGGAAACATATAAGGAGGCTTTTGCTGATGACGGTAACGCTTGGGAGTTTGCCACTAGAGAGTTTACAACACAGCTACCTTACACATTAATGGCTATAGGTATTGGAGCATCAGGAGGAACCTTAGGGTTACCTGTGGCTACAACTACAGCAGGAATATTTGGAGTATCGTCTTATGGTGCTACATATGCAGACCTGAAAGAAAGACAAGGAGCATTAGGTGATATAGATGATGCATTGTTAGAGTTGGAGGAAAATAAGAATATATTACCTGAATCAGAGTACAACCAACAGAAGTATCAACTTGAAAGACAGAGAAAAATATCAGACATATCTGAGGAAGACCTCATAAGAGCTGCCGTTGCTGCTGGTTTTGTGGAAGGAAGTATAACAAGATTTGTTGGTACAGTTCCTAACTCAATGAAAATACTTAAGGACTTATCTAAAGTCAAGCCTAACAAGTTTGTTTATGGTGTTCTTAACGGAAACAAATCAGGATGGAAACCTGTATTAGAATTAGGTAAACGTACAACTTCAGAGATTGTAGAGGAGACTTCAATAGAGTCATTACATCAACTTTCTAATGGTCTTATTTTGGGTGACGATGTAGACTTCTCCCAGTTAGATGATGTTGCTGTGACATCAATTATTTCCTCAGCAGGTTCCTCAGCTCCTTCCATAGCTTACTCTAAGATTATGGAGGATGTAGGTATAAAAAAGTACAAGAACCAACTCAAAAAAGCGTTCGATATAATAGATGGGTACAAGAGTATGCTTAACGCTCCATTGAGCGACACTCAAAGGTCAGCGGTACACAATAAGATTAATAACTTGGTAGAGAAAATAAGCGGTCTTGTTAAGAACGCAGAGGCGGATGTTGTTTTGCTAGGAGGAAAAAAAGTTGGTGACCTTTTAACATACGACAACCTCATGTCAAAATTACTGAAACAGGCAGGTGTTGAGAGAACTGATAGTCCTAAGCAAATTGATATAAAACTAAAAAAGCATAGAGCAACTTTAAGCAAACAAGAAGCTGCTGAGTTTCAGGAGTCTATAAATGTTTTATCTGATGCTAAGGCAGAGATAATGAACTCTATAGACTACACAAACGCTGTTGATGAAGTCTTTGGAGACAAAGGTGCTGAGGTTAAGGAAAGTCTTGATACTGAAGGTAAGACAGACCAAGAAGTTTATACTGAGGTATACGAAATCCTTCGGAACGAAATCAATGAAGGTGCTGAGATTGAGCAAGCTACATTTGAGACTGACACAAAAGAAGACAAAGACGGTGATGTTCTTATAGCAGGTGTAAGAGTTAAGATGCCTACAGAAAAACAAAAAGCTGAGAGAAAGTCAGCTAGAACAAAACCAAAATATGTAGAGGATTCTGTTGCTGAATTAAAAGAAGAAGATATTGAGCAGTTAAAGGAAGAGTTAGATGGAGAGTTTGGTATATTGACTGGTGAGAATCCTGAGGCTCAGCCATTAACAGAAGAGGAGAATGCATCGCTTAATAAAAAAGCTTGGGTTTGGTTAAAGCAAAAAGGATATACACCTCGGAGGCTTACGGGTAAGTATGGAACAGCAGAGAACTCTTATTTTGTTCCTAACCTATCATTGGAGCATGCTGTTGAGTTTGCTAAAACATTTAACCAAGAGTCAGTTGCTCATTCAGAGGGTTTAGTATTTCAAGATGGAACAGCACAACTAAGAATTAAAGGTGATGATAACTTTACATTCAAGAATAAGCTCAATAAAAAGACTGACAATGTTTCTGTTGTAAAAACAAAAGATGGTGCGAAAACTTTCGAGGTAGGGTATGATTGGTCAGGTCAACCAAGGACTCAGCTCATTGAGGTGGTAGCAGAAGAAGCTAAAGCAGAAGAGGCTCCAGCAGCAGAAGAAGCTAAAGCAGAAGAGGCTCAGGAGAGTCCTAACATTGTAGAGGAGGATACTAGCCAAAAAAGCATTGGTATAAAAGAGGTTACTAAGCAGGTAAAAAAATATAAAAAAGCTCTTAAGAAAAGCTTTCCTAATGTAAAATTTGTTATACACGACAGCACTGAGGATTTTAGTAACGATGAAAGGATGGGTGGAACTAAGGCTCAAAGACAAACAGGTGCAGGTGCTTATAGTAAAGGCGTTATATATATTAATAGTGAGAAGGCTAACCCTAGAACTGTAGCACATGAAGTGCTTCATGCTGTATTAGATAGTGGTGACCTTAGTAATAAGGAAATAATTGAACTTACAAGCAGAATGCTTGACTCTATTATAGGTAAGGTTGATGGAGATATTAAAATAAAACTAGAAAAATTTGCTAAGAATTATAAAAAGTCTAGCCAGAAAGAGGAAATGCTGGCAGAATTAGCAGGCATACTTGCTCAGAATTATGATAGTATGTCACTGAGCGTTAAAGAGCTGATAATGAAGTGGCTTAATAGAATCTTAAACAAGTTAAGAGTAAAAGGTGTTAGTGTATCCACAGCAGGTGAAACAAAAACTTTGTTAAATGCCATTGCTAAAGGTAGAGATATAAAGCAATCTCCATTGGTTACTGAGACTTCAGCAACTCCCCAACTCCCTAAAACCCGTCAGCAGAAGGACGCACCTCAGTCTCGTCAGCAGAATGTCTCTATAACACCCACAGACAGTAGTAATCCAAGCTTTGAAAAAGGAACTATGCAAACCTTTAATGTTGATGGTGGTGTTTTAGAAATAGGAAAAGTAAAAGGAGGTAAGTTATTTCAAATACTACAGTTAAAAGTAGATGAAAATAAAAGAAGGCAAGGGAAAGCAGAGCAATTGCTGAAAGCAGCTATAAAATATACGGATGGTAAGATTACTGGAATGGCAAGTAATGATGCTTCTGTTTCTTTAAATTACAAATTAGGTATGAGAGCTAAAGGAAATGAAAATTTATCCTTAAAAGAAACATTAGCTAAAAGAGTATCTAAATCTAAGGATAATTCTATATCTATGATTATCCCTGACGCAGTTGAGATTTCTGAAGATGAGACAAAATTACAGATAGAAGATGTTACTAACCTAAACGTAACTGGTGAAGAAAAGTATGACTTCAAGGGAAAGAAAGAAGATGCTATACCTTCTGTTGCCGACAAGAAAAAAATAGGAGGAGATACAAAGCACACAGAACTTGGTAATGGTAGTATTCAAGACCAATTGAATAATGCAAAGAGTCAAGTTAATTCTCATATTCTAGGTATGGCTACAAGTATAGCAAAAGGAATATATACATGGAACAAAGGTGTAACTTATAAGGATTCTGAAGAAAAGCACGGCATCACAGCTAAAGAAGCTGAGGCTAAGGATAAAAATAACATTGATAGAGCAATTAAAAAAGTTATATTTTCATCCAAGTTTTCTCTACCCTTTTCAATGATGGGAGAAGCCAAGGAATTATCACGCCTTAGAGATAATCATAAGGAGCTTTTTAAGGAAAGTGGAATGGATAAAAAGTCTGATTGGACTGAAAAGTTTATGGTTCCTTTAGCTAAAAAAGTGATGGATGGTTTTAAAGAAATGGCTAAGGCTAATATAAGAAGTATATATAATACCTTAGACTCTGAATTTATAGAGAATTCAAAGAAGTGGTATAATGGTGCTCATAGAATTGCTAGAAACCTTCAGGATACATATGTAAAACCTGATGGTAGCAAACTCAGTACACCTCAAGTAGCTGGTATACTTGCAGTACTATCCCCACAAAATGATTGGTTCAACAATATATCAGGAGCCGAGAGAGTCTTGGATGTTCTTACTAATCAAAATGATAAGCCTCTTACACAGGAAGAGTGGCAAAAGGTAAAGAACTATGTTGGTCGTAATGACAGCAAAAGCACTTTCCTTAAATCTATTGATGCAGCAAAAGAATTTATTGGAATGACAATAGACGAGTTGCTTGCACCTCAAGGTAAAGGTGAGGCTGATAATGATTACATAAACAGACTACAGCAGGTAGCTACTGTTGTTAGAATAAAAGACCAAGCGAACAATAGTTCTGGGGTAGCTCAGACAGACCCTAATGGCAAGATACTTAAGGATGAGAAAGGTAATATTGTGCTTAACAGCACACCCATTACTTGGAATTCAAACAGCGAGATAGCTAAGGCTATTAGTCTATACTTAGATGGCAGTAGAGAGAATGTCTCAGTGCAAATAGGTTACGGGAATAAGGTTAGAAACTTTATAAATAACATTCTACACCCTGACCATGAGAACGATTACATAACAGCAGATACTCACGCAGCTTCCGTAGCTTTAAACCTGCCTGCTTCTGTAAATGATGCAGGTGGCATCAAGTTATTTGACCAAGGTAAATCTGCTATGTATGATGTTATAAAAGAAGCATACCAAGAAGTAGCAGCAGAGGTTGGGTTAAGTGCGAGAGAGTTACAATCAATTACTTGGGAAGCTCAGAGAGCCTTTGGAGTTAACAATGCTCAAAGAACAAATGATGAGAAAAAATACTTCTTTGATTTATCTGAGGCTTTGGTAAAAGAGATAGAAGAAGGAAACATAACACAAGAAGAAAGGTCATTAATAATTTCATCAATACAATACTTTAGAAATGAGGAAGAAACAAGAAAACGATTCCCAAAATGGGCGACAGATAGTGGACTTAGAATCATTAAAAGCAGCGGAGATATTCGCAAACTCCTTGGGAGAAGAGCTAACACAATCCTTAGCGATGAGCTATCTGCATGGAGACAAGATGGCGGACGAGGACTTAGAGAAGCCGCTCCCCCACTGGTACTACGGTCTGAAAGGATAGCAGAGTGGGCTAACGAAGAGAAAAATAATTTTAGTTGGAGACCTGACGAGGAGAGTGATACTAAGTTTCAGAGAGCTGATAAAGAAGAGGCAACCGAATTAGCTATCGCTGAGTTAAAAAATAATATAGAAGCAGAGGAACAGAAAAAAACAAAAGTACTAAATACATTTAAGGATAACTCTACAAATATTAAGAAGAAGATAGAGAATGCTAAAACTAAGGAGAGTTTAGATAAACATAAAAAAAGTTTAGCTAGGACAACCAATGTAAAAAATAACTCTATTAAAGCTAGTAATAAAAAGATTGCATTGTGGCGAGGGGATATGCAATTACTAAAAAAAGCTATCAAAGATACATCTACTAAAGGGTCTAAAGCAGAACCTATTATGGTAGAAAGCACAGATAAGGTTTATCTTGACAAGAAGAAAAAGATTCAAGATAAGATAGATGAAGTTGATGGTAAATTAAAAGCCTTAAAGAAAAACCATAATAATGAGATTAAGGAGTTAGAAGGTTGGGTGAATATATATTCTACTGATAAGTACAATGAAGAGAAGAAAAATATAAATGAAAATTATTGGAGAGCATCAGCAAGTTTTAATGTAGATAATGAAAAAAACAAAAAAGATTTAAGCAAGCTAAGAGAAAAAAATCTTGCACCTAAGAAGGTTGCTCCTAAGAAGGTTGCACCTACTAAGAAGGTTACACCTACTAAGAAGGTTACACCTAAGAAGGTTGCACCTACTAAGAAGGTTGCACCTACTAAGAAGGTTACTGAAAAGTATGCCCAGAAACTAAACGAGGCTTTACTTAATGGTAACAAGGAGCAAAAATCAAGAGCACAGGAGCTACTAGAAAAGTGGAATAAAAGAAAAAATCTTACAGATAAACAAGTAAATAACCTTAAGGCTACCATAACTAGATTTGTTAACGGTATCAAGAGTCAATTACAAACTGCTGTTGATAAGGGTACAGTTGATAGTCAGGTAGCAACTGAAGAGTATACTTCATTGATAGAGCAGATAAAGTTATCAGCATCTCAGGCTAGAAACACCTTGAAAGAAAGAACTAGAATAGCTAAAGAAATAATTAAAACTATAAAAGAATTAAGAACAATAGGCAAGCTCACACAGTATCAAGCACTTGTTCTGTCTGAAAAAGCTATGAAACTTAATGTGTTTAGTTCTAAGCAAGTAGAGAATTTCACAGAGTTTACTCAAAAAATATTTGAGAAGGCTGAATTAGCTGAGAGAATGGTACGCAGTGATAAGATACGCAAGAAAGCTAAGCAGAATATAAGAAAGAAAGTGGGTGCTATAAATGCAACATTTGATTTACTTGACTCTGTGTTTAGTATTAGAGCTAAGCTTATACCCGCTTCTGTTCTAGAAGATTATGTATCTTTAGTAAATCAATTCGGTTCATCTAAAGCTGTACTTACTCCTGAACAGAAGGATATTATTGTAGCTAAAGCAGAAAAAATATTAGAAGAAGTTAGTAATGTATATGAAAAAATCCCACTGTACAACAGTCTTATAATGTCATCGCCTAACCTAGCTTTGGGTGAAGACGGTATCAAGGTGGACTTTGCTAAGACCATTGCTAGAATGGTTAAAGAAGGTGAGTTAGATGAAGAAACCGCTAACATTATAAGGCAATATAAAAGCCTTATTCTTCCTTCACTAAAGAGTGAACCTAAAACTGAGGAAGAAATACAAGAGAGAAAAGAGGAGCTTGAGAAAGAAATAAAAACCTTGCTTAAAGACTTTAAGGTAGAAGAAACAACAGAGAATGAGTATGACAATGAGCGGGCAGATTACTTATTAGAGCTATTAAAGAAGGTGGAGCTACAGAAAATGCCTTTAAGTATGCTAGAAAATATACCTGATTTACTAGACCAAATAAAAAATGGGTACTTTTCTGCATACGGAAACAACGTAGCCATTGAGGCTGAATCTTTACCAGCGTCAGAGATATTATATGACAAGACAGAAGGAGGCATAAAGCTTATGGTGGAAAAAGCTACAGCTAAAATTAGGTCGTATATTTTTGGGAATAAAACCAAAGAGCTTAGTGCTATAACTAATAATCCTCTTCACTCTATAGATGCTGTGTTTGGTAACCATGAAGACCATGCTATATATAATGAGATATTTGGCAAGGCTGGTGTAAGTATGTCAAAGTTTGGAGCAGAGGTAGATAAGTTGGCTGAAAAGATATTGTATATTGACAATAAAATTGACAATAAATTCATAGGAAATCCTAATAAAATAGCTGAGTTCAAGTGGAGGGTAATGACCTATCTACTTCAGCGTGAGAGGGATTCAAATCCTAGTAAAGAGAGTACAACATTCTCAGGTAAACAAGCTCTTGAAGCTCAGATAGATGGTATAAAGAAGAGAGAGGTATCATACTATGATAAGAAAGACCAAGTAATATTTGAGAAAATTCTTAGTGATAAAAGTATCCAAGATGAAAATGGTGAAATATCAGCAGAGAAATTATTTAATTCGCTTGACCCTCTTCAAAAAGAAATGATTAAGGTTGTTGACAAAACTAATGAAGTGGTATATGAGAAAGCTTTACATGCAGGAGCAACCATAGGAGGTAGCAGACCTACAATGTATAACAATTATATACGTCACGATACTGTGTATGCTAATGAAAAGCAAGCTAACCAAGCTGTATCAAAAATATTTAACAGGTTTAAATCAGCATCAATAAAGGCAGGCACATTACAAGAAAGAACAGAGGGTGTTAAAAATATAAACTTTGACCCATTAGCCGCTACATTAAATGGAGCAAGAGAAACGCTACTTGATTTTCATATGACAAATCCTGTGAAAACAATTCAGAGAACCATAAATAAAGCTATATACAAAGCATCCAATGAACCAGAAATAAACGAAGAACATTTAGAATCGCTAATAGCTGTTAGAGATGCTTTTAATGAGGCATTAAAAATAGCTTTCGATTCTAATATGGCTCATAAAAAAAATAGTGTATTGGCTAGAATGGAAGGTATAGGATATAAAGCTTTACTTGCGTCCATACCTAGAGCAGGTGCTGAATTTTCTTCTAACTTAGGGTATGTACTGATAGCACAGCCTAAAGGATATGGTGTAGGTATAAGTAAATACGCTAACCTTTCAATGAGAGCAGACAGTAGGGATATTATGAGTAATTCACTGTCTGAAGCCACTAACAAAGCATTTGGTAGAAAAGCTTTAGGTAAATTCATGGAGTCAACTATGTTTGATACAAAGCAGTCTGTAAAAAAAGCTAAAGCAAAAGGAGTTGCAGGTAGGGTAACCTCTGTTGTAGGAAAATATTTAAACTATCCTCTAAAAGGTATAGACTACCTTCACACAGGTCTGATATCAACACCTGATATGATGGTATCTAGACCTCTTTGGTTTGGAACAATGGCTATTGAGTTTAAGAAAGAGAGTGGTCAAGACATTAACTTTGATGCTATCAGAGAAAATGACAAGGCTTACTTGAAAGAACATAAAGCAGCTATTAAAAAAGCTAGACTTAAGGCTGATAAAGAAGTAACAATGGCAGCCACCTCTGTTAATATATTTAATGGTGTACTTAGTGGGAAGATAAACCCTGATGACAATACTGCTACCGTTCTTTGGAAAAAGATAAACGGATTTATGCAGACCTTTATGATATATGAATATACCACATTTAGAGATGGTATCCTAGGGTTAGTGTATGGAGGGAAAATAAGTAGACGTAAAGGCTTAGCCTTAATAGCAGCAGCCACACTAAGGATGTCTAGTTATATGGTAATGTATTCTTTACTTAGGGAAATGTTTGATGTCATGCTAGGCAGTATGCTATTTGATGACTTTGAAGAAGAGGAAATAGACTACACGGCTTTGATGAAGCGACAGTTGACGGGTTCAATAGCCACACTATTATTGCAACGTAATCTAGGAGCAATAGGACGTATGCCTATAGCTTGGGGAGTTGAAGCCATGAATAAAGAACATGGAGGTTTTTTAAGGTCTTATCCTGACCAAGACTATGATTCATTTGAGCATTCTATACTGTTCTCTCCTGTATCGTTTCAAGATTTAACAGAGGGTAACATTTCTAAAACTTTAATTCAAGGGTTTTCAGGTGCGATGTCTCCTTACATTAAAGGAGGAATCAGAGCAGGAACCTTGGCTCAAAGAGCCACATCAAGTAACCGATGGGATACTCGACAGAAAAATATTAAGGAATTAAAAGTAAGAGGAACAGTAGATGCTTTAGGTTTAATTGGTATACTACCTTTATATAAAGATATAAGAAGAGTTACCTTAAGGCAATTATATAAAGATTATAACAAGAAAAAGAAGTAAGCTTTATACTTTCTTGTACTTCAAGTTAGTTTGTTTATAAAAATAACAGGCAGGTTCACCATAATTTTTGTGACCTGCCCACTTTATGGAGCCTTCAATTTGATTGAGCCTCCCATATATTATACCATCTGAACAGCTCCATATAATTACGACTGTCATTCGGTTGGATAGTGTAGGCAAGAGCTTTCGTGCTGAGATAGTGAGGGGATAGGAGTCTTTTATCTCTCCTTCCCCCTCCACTATCAAAGCTGTAGCAATAAGACTTCCATTGGAATCAAACACCTCTACTAAATCTTTCTGGTTGGGAACGGATACATAAGTTCCATCAAATATGGAGACAAATAAATCCATAGTACCACGTTTGAATTCCTCTGTCATCTATTAGAATATATGAGTTAACCTCGCAACCTGACCGTGCTCAGGGTGATGGAGGAATCCTTCAACAGCCTTAGGTGCGTGCTGATATCCATTCCTATGATGCCAACTGTCTGTAGCTGACGGACTTCTTAATGCTTCTATTGTCACACCAACTACATCTTGTGCAATCTTATGGTGCAGATGATGAGTGTAGATATATCTATGCTTAGTGAATGCCCAATCCTTAGGAGCTTCTTGAGCCATTAGGATAGGCAGGGTCGCATTCTTAGCTCCGTCACCGTGCGTTGTTCCAATTAATGAGTTACCATACCGAAAATACTTACGATGAGCTACAGAGGTGTCAAATGAGACATGAGGGTGTTGCCTAAACCAAGACTTAATAACGTCCGCTAAAAAAAATCCTGACATATAATCATGGTTAGAGGGATTGAACACAAAGTGTAATGGTGCGTGGGTTGCAAGCATCTCAATTACATCTACATATAACTGTTTAGCCATCATAAAATTCTCATACCACATCCCATCTGTATCCTGAGGTGTGCCTGATGTGGTTTTTCTTGAGGGTGAGTCAATGTGTAACACATCATTACCACCCACTAAAAGAATTTGGTCTATATGAAACCCTTTAGACTTATCCAATATACCCTGAACTCCATCCAAAACTCTTTGCACTGCTATCTGCATATTGTATTCCTCTCCTGATTCCATAGCTGTGGCTAACTTACCTACATGAATATCAGCAGGGTCAATAACTAACAGGTGTGGGTTAGGTTTAGAGCTATGAAACACTTTCTTATACTTAGGAGAATGCTCATTCATCTGAGAGATAATATCATCCTTAATATCTTCAATGTTTGTTTGGTTAGGCTTGGTGTGTATAGAAAAATGCTTTCCTTTATACCAATAATTACTTACAGTGTGAGGTTCAATGCCTAGGGCTTTACATTCATTCTCAAATGCAGAATCACTCTCACGAATCTGTGATAGTTTATTTTGCTCCTCTTCATTGAGATATGCACGGACAGTACCCCTGCCCTTTTCTTTAATCATTGTATTTTTTCCTAGTATTTGAGCCTCAATAGGCTGTAATCTCATTCTTTTACTGCTCATAGTTTATAGTTTTATATGCGACCCATAATAGAATCGGCTAGTGTTTTGCATTTTTTAATTAACTCTTGTGCCTCCATCTTTGCCACGGTATAATCCTTATCTACTAACGCCTCCGATATTATATCTACACTGTTGTATAAATCATTGGTCGTAAAATTAATATGGGTTAACCTACTCTTGTCTGTACTCGGAATTTTTGTCATAATTATTTATCTATTAATCCATTAAGTATGCCGTTTGCTTTTATGTAAAAGGCTTCCTTATTCCTAGGATTAAGCTTAGAACGAATGAGTTTAAATACATCATCAAACTCTGTCTCTTCCTTTGTTTCTTTTAATTCAGAGTAGAGTTTAGTTATTCTTTCATTATCCTGAATAACCTTATCAAGCTTTCTCTTAAGCATATCATTAAGATTATCATTGGTTCTGTTGGTATCTAAAACCAATTCATAATCTTCTTTTAATTTTACATACAAGCTATCGTATCTATTACTAACATCTAAATCAAACTCTCTTATATACCCAAACTGTTTGATAGCCCACAAAACGGTAGCATGGTTCTTGTTCATACGCCTACCTATCTGTACTAGACTATAGTCTAGGTCTCTCATCAGTTGATATGCAAACATTCTTGCATCAATATATTGTCTTTCTCTAGACTTAGTTAATATATTATCAATATTAAATTCTCTTTCTACCAGTTTAATAATTAAATCTGTTTCTTTCATTGTGTTTATGATATTTTATTTATAATTATTTGTTTTATTTCCATCGTTGCATCTTGTGTTGGGATGCCATTGTCGCAATAATTACCTTGAGTTACATCAAAGATAATGTTATTTCCTCCTGAAGGAACACCCTGTTTCATTTTGCGTACCACAATACCGTTGATACGATATATAACTTCATAAGGAGTTAGCTCAACCTCATACAGGTAAAAGTTTTCAGTTGGCTTAAACTTTCTGTTAGTTCTAGCATTGTTGTGGGTCATCTTCTTGCCTCTAATATTGTTATAGTCATATCCCCAATGATGAGTAACTGATACTTTATCTTTCCAAGAACCACAGTACTCCATTATATCACACTCAGGCATACCATCCTCGCCAAATAACCAGAAGGCTGACCACGCATACTTAACGTCAGGAACCTTAACAACTGCCTTGACTGTACCTATCTTTATTGTAAAGTTAGACTGCATATATGCATCTTTTATTTGGTTCTTAGGGAATGTTAATCTAATTAAACCGTCTTCAGTATAACAATTCTGCGGCTTACTTAGTGAGGTATTCCAAGGGCGTGAAGGTCTGAAAAATGGGTCACCGTCACTGGAGTTAAAACTTTTAGTCCACCCTTTCTTCCAAGGCATATTGCCAAAGGTAATGTTCTTAGCATCAATTACAACAGAATCTTTGTCTATGTAATTTAATGTAGTATAATCAGGTATTCTGCTAAGATAAAACCTTAGCCTTTCAAAAAAATTTCTCATAGTCTATTTTGTTTAGTGCAGACTGGACAGCTTACAAAGCTATCATCATCTGTTGTTGATATAAATTTATAATCCCTGCTCTTTGTATGACAATGGTCACACTCAAACCATATTTTGTGTTCAATAGTTTTCTTCATAGCTAATCACCTCTATATATTTCTGCTTTAATATTTAGATTGTTTAGTTCTTTTAATCTATACTCTTGAAGCTTAGAAGCTTTACCATTCTTACGCTTGACCTCATAGAACTCAACGTCACTGTCAGGTGGTATAGCCAACACATCAGGTATTCCATTTTTGTTTGTCTTGACAAGCTTGAGAACGTAATACCCCTTAGCTTCCAGCTCTTTAATGAGTTTGCTTTGGACTTGTTGTTCAGTCTTCATTGTCTCGTTTAAAATGTTTTAACGTGTAGTCCTTCTTTTTAGTAACTGCCTTGTATATATCCTTCTCCATACCTTTGTCAGCAAAAACCCAATAGACCTTGTTGAAAGTCCTATCTTTAGTAGTCATCCTATCTCTCGACTGCCAATAACTTGTGGCTGAGAAATCAATGTTGTAGTATACCAAGTAGTCAGCCCATCTTAATGAGATGCCTTCTCTACCTGACACAATTTGCAAGGCTATATTCTTGTCTGTAATTTCAAACTCTTTCAAGTCTGTTGTTAGCTTGTCTCCGTATACTTCCTTGAGGACTTCTAACTCTGCCTTAAACTTATAGAATATACCTATCTTCTTACCTGCAAAGTTTTCTTTTATGAACTCTGCCTTAGAGGTGTCGGTTATCATAGAGTTGCCTGACTCAAACTTAACTGAGCCTGAGTACAACTGATGAAGCTTCATCATCAACTTAACTGCTGTGTCTGCTAAGACAACCTCACCTGACTTACCTTCAATAATTAAATCATCTTTTAATCGCTTAACTAACTGGTAGGTAATTGGTTTCATTGGAACGTATAAGACTTCCTCCTGAATCTCAGACTCAAAGCCTGCTGCTTTCTGAGTGTAGCTTATGGTATATGGTTTCATTGCATCAAGTATTGTATCCTTTCCTCTAGAATAATCATTGATATATAAACCATTTATCTTTCTTTGCTTCACATCTACATAATCATGGCAGAATTTGTAGAAGTTTGTGTACTGTTTAAAAGGATTAGTGGGTATGCCATACACCTGATGATACATTTGACTGTATGATTCAGGTGTAGGCGTTCCACTCAACAAACACACAAATGAATAATTAGTTTTTAGTAAGTCTTTTAATTGCTTACTTCTCTTGCTAGGCTTAGGGAAAGCACCTAGCGTATGAGCCTCATCCAATATAATCATATCCCATTTTATCTTGGAAAGCTTATGCATAGACTCATAGTTTATAATAAATAAAGAAAAGTTGTGAGGACATAACTTATCATAGTCATCATTGATAGAAGAGATAGCCTTCTTCTTTGTGATGAAGAGGACATTATCTACCCCTAGCTCTTGAGCTATACTTAAGGAAGTGAGGGTCTTTCCAGTCCTCACCTCCATTGATAGATACAATAAGCGATGTTGCCTAATGATTTTCAACCCTTCGTTCTTTATTTTTTCTTGATAGTCTCTTAACTCCATCGGAACTACTTAACCCATACATACATAGTCTGAGGTGCTACACTCTGACCTCCAAAGTATGGGAAACACTTAAAGTTTAGTACATTGCTAGGAAGATATCCAGACATGAGTATCTGTCTACCATTAACACTGAACCTCCAAACCTTGTTAGAGTACTCAATACTGAAGTCATACCATTTGTCCACATCTATACTTGTGATTAACATCTCTCTCCTTACTCCATTCATATAGACATAACCTGATATCATTATTGAATTTCCGTTAGAACGCCACACTAATCTGCCTGAGTTCTTATGAATCTCTGCACTAGCTATGCCTGTGAGTTTATTCCACCCACTTATATCCCCTTCCTCTAGGCATTCTTTAGAAAACTTTATACTCCCCTCTTTACTTCTACTGCTAAATGGAAATAGTCTGTTGATTGTAAAGGCGGCATAATGCCTCCCCTTTTTAATTGTGTATTTCATATTCTTTTATTTTATTATTTAATTTAATTCTAATTTCATTGTCAGATGTTGTTCTAAACCTATATACCATATGTGCCTCTTGACCCCTGCGTTTTATCTGACCCTTCGCAGGAACCTTGCGTTCCATAACTTTAAGCATAGACTTTAATCTCTCTAGCTGTTCTGCTGGATTACGCATATCATCCCATATACTACCCACGCAGCCTCCTCGTTTCATCAGGAGAATATCTTAATGTAAAAAATACACGAAGAGGTTTCTCTTTATTGTGCTGTATGTGATGTACCTTAGGTTTCTTGGCTAAGTATTTCTTAAGAAGCTTGGCTCGGTGTTCATTCAATTCATCTTGCGAATTGATTTCGTGAAGATAAGGAATATCCTTACCTTTCTCCCCATTAAAAATGGTGTGGCTTAATATTTCTATCATAAAATTTTATTAAGATGTAAAGATACAAAAAATATTAATAAGTTGTTGACTTATTTATACTTGAATGACAGCAGGTATCACCTTTTTTATAGGTAAATGTTGTTGTACAAAAGTCTTCAATTACCATACTATCTAACTCCTCATTACTAGGCTCACAATCATCTTCGCTATCAGGATTATAGTTTTCAAACAAGCTATGCTCCCTATCTAAGTAGGCGTATAGTATAGCCGCATAGTTAATGAGGTCTGATATAGTATCAGTTATCTTCTCATCTTCTACCTTAGCATCTTTTGTTAGTAGATTACTTATCCTAGAAACCTTGTCCATTAATCTAACTATGATACCTTGCTCTACTGATATACCTGCGACATGAGCTGATGCCTCAAAGTTCCTGAAGAAATTCTCAGGCTCTGATGAAGCATAGTCATTATTTTTCTTAACGAGTATTTCTAAATTACCCTCGAATAGTTTTTCTATTGCTTTTAATATTTCCATGTTTAGTTATTTATTATTATTAATGTTATACAAACGGCTGTAATCAGCCATACAATTGCTGTCTCGGTGTTACTCATTTTAAATTTAAACATAACTTATTTTTTTATTGACATTAGTTTTACATTATCCTCAAACAATATCATATCAATTATTGTATCAATGATATTTAATCTTACCTCTAAGCCTGTGAGTTTTTCATGTGGTTTAATAGGGATGTAAGCACTCAGCTCAGGAAAGAACTTTATTCCTACATCAGTTAAGCTAACCCTTATTCCAGAATCATTCAGGAGAACAGCTTTTACAGACGTACATATGAATCTGTAATCACCATCTATCAAATGCCTTCTAGCTTTTAATAAGACTTCAATTTTTTTACGGTTATTCATCTTCATAACATTATTTATTATGTCAGCAAAGTCAAGCCCTCTTAAAGCCTGACCTGCTAACTGGTTTACAATTTGTTTATACTCCATTATATATTAATTTTAGTTTGTACTGAAGCAGATATTTCCTGCTCCGTTTTGAGCCTAAACCATCTACTTGTAGCGTCTCTTCCGTTCTCAGCTTTTTCTCCAGTCTTATATATAGCATAAGATTGGAACCAACTTTTGAAGTTTTTAGATGACAAAGCAAACTTACTCTTAGCTTGGTAGTCAGGATAATCAGATATGAAATCTCCCATAGCCTCACTAAGGCTAATTTTACAACCAACCACTGAGTATTTATTAAAGTCATTCTTATCCTCATCTACAAGCCCAAGCCACTCCACAAAATCATGTGATGTCTCGGCAGACAAATGTCTTATCTTAAGATTAACAAAGCTTGAAGATACTAATCCCTGAGACATGTACACTTGCAAACAAGAAATCATATAGTTATCAAATTGTGACCACTCGTCATCATCCCAATCTGAAAAAAGCATCTTACCAAATTCATCTAGTGGTGTATAATTTGCATTATAATACTGATGTAATTCTAGTTCCCACTTTCTTCTGACAAAAGAATTACCTGCTCCTCTGATAGCATAGTTAGTAGTGATAGCTACCTTTGGAGATTTTTCAAAAGGAACCTTAACCGAGTCCTTATTCTTTTTCTCTATAGTAATACCTTCAGTTACCACGCTAAACAATCTTTCAAAAGGAAAGTGTTTTCTGATATCATCAAATAATAATATCTGAGTATCTGAATTAACTAACTGATAAGCAAAGTTTTTCTCAAAGCTAAAACTCTTACCATCAATAGTAACCACCTTCTTCATATGAGATAAAGCGTTCATAAAAATACCCTTGCCAGTACCGCCTTCAGGGTTGTCAGAAATAATCTCATCATTAAGAATAACAGCAGGTGCATACGATGGAGTTTTATATCCATGCATAAGATAACCTATTGTACTTTCCATTGACCTGCGTCTATCACTTTTGTTATTGGATATGTTACCAATAAATTTAGGATAGTCAGAATGTTTATCAACCTTAACTATTTTAAAGTTTCTATCAATGATGTGGTCTTTCCATACATAGCCACCTAAGTCTATATAATCTATTATTTCAACATCACCACTTGTTACTTTAATAGCACAATCTTTATAGTATAAATAGCTAACGTCTTTAGTATCCTCAATAAAGAATATATCAATTGTATCTATTAGACTTAGATAGTTATCTGTAAAGTACCTCGTGCTATCAGCAAAGTGATTATAGATTGCAATGTTAGATAGTTTAATAAGATAGTTAAGGGTAAAATCTTTTATATCATTAACGTCTGTAGCCTCTATAAGATTGTTGATTACCTTAACAAATGTATAATTATTTGAACCTTCTATCGCATATTTATAATACCCATTGTCCTCCAAAAAATGTTTAAAGGTATTAGGTTGTAGCCGAACAACGCCTCTATCGCTTATGCTCCAAAACAAATACTCATCAGCCTCATTAATCGTTTCATCTATAATAGAATCTATTATGTCTGATTCAATATCATCATCAGCACTTCTGTGTATCTCTGTTCTTGGTGCTCCTGATTTAACTTGCTGTTTAATTCTATTTATTCTATCCTCATCTTCATAAAATTTTGTGTTGTTCTTTTCAGTTTGTCTGTAAGCAGAATCAACAACCTTCTCCATCTCTTCAATAGAAAATCCATTGCCACAATATTCTGAAAGCACGTTCTTGCTTTGCACTGGGTATACTCCAAACTCATTACAAGCTTGGGCAAATACATACGCATTATTATTTCTCTCGCCCTCAATCATAGGATACTTCTTTGTCCACCACTTCTGAAGTATATCTATTATTTTAGGTTTGTCGGTTATTTTAATGGTCTTTCTTTTAGAATCCAACTCTATCTCTCTGTGCTCAGGCTCTTCATACTTTTCCCACACACTACTAATACCATTAGTAAAAATCAATGGGTCATAACTCTCATAACATACCCTTGCAATATTCTTAGATGTGGTATCAAAATGTGGGTTGTTATAATACTTCTGTAAGGCATTGAAGTATAGCTTATGATTAGGTATATCTTTAGGTATCTTAACAAGCACTTTCAATCCATTACCTGAAGGAGAAATAAATACTGAGTAAGTGAACTTATCCTTGGTAAACTTCTCTTTATCTGATAGCATATCTTTTTGACTATCGTACTTGTCAAAGTCCAAACATATCAACCCACTATGATTTACAATGTCAGAATCTTTTCTACCCACAAACTCTCCTGAGAATAAAATAGAGGGCAACTTCATTTTTAGTTGTTGCCTCTTGGTTGAATCCTTCTCAACTCTAATAGATTTAATTAGGTCTTTACTCTTAGACCCATTCTTAATCCTTTCTAACATAACCCCAACATCAACAATGTGTTTTTGTTCTGTCTCCCTTATGTCTTTAAATATTGTTATTTTCATTTGTGTTTAATTTATATTAGTGACAATTTATGACAGATAAATGACAGATGCATTTACCTTTTAACTATTTGATTATCAATATTTATAAGTCCTTAATGACTGAATGACTGATAATTTATCAAAATCAATAAAAAAAAATATACAAATATTAGAAAGTTATTAGTTGTATATATATAAAAATAGGGGAGGATTGTCATTACCTCCCCATATTTTAATGGTAAATAACTGATAGTTAGAATGGTAGTTCTTCAGTAGTTTCTGTCACAGGTGTGTCATTTTCTGTCACAGGTGTGTCATTTTTTTTTTTCTTAAACCCACCTTCAGGCTTCCAAGTATCAACTTCTACATAGTAGTTTCCACTCTTTGATTGCTTGATATCAACTGACAACCATCCATCACTCTGGAATTCTTTCAAGGTCTTTATAGCTTCATCAACTTTAAATTTAACCTTGCCCACCACAAACTCTGGTGCGTTTTCATTTCTTTTAAAATAAATTCCATCTGCAAATAGCACTTCTTTTTTTTCACTCATAATAATATATTTATAATGTTTGGTAAATAATTCTTGAATTAATATCCTCTGTACTTAATGGAGAGTAGTACCTATCCCATACTTCTAATGCACGTTCTACTTTGTCTCTCCCATTATCATAGAACTGCTGAGAACATTCAAAGATACCCAGTTGATTGGTTTGTTTATCAACCACAATGAATACCATGTCCTTATCGAATAGTTGTTTATAGATGTAAGCCTGACTATCGTAGTTATATCTCTTTGCTGACCACATGAACTGATTGATATCACTTGTGGTTTTTAAATCATATATCTTATCACCAACAATATCAGCTTTTCCCTTGAATGGAGTACTCATAATCTCACCAACGGCAGGTACTTCATATAGGTTCCCTTCCTGCGTAATCAAATCATAAATTAAAAAGTTGTTCTTTACGACATCAACCCATGATTCAACTGCATCAACTTCTTTTTGCAGGTAAGCTTGGTCTACCTGATTACTATTCACATAATCTTTGTAGTGCTTTGTACTCCTTGTATTGGCATCAACGACATGATATTTAACATCCTTGCTAGGTTCTAATATTAGCTGATGGAACATATGTCCTTGCAACATAGGAATAGTTGGAGTCTTATCCTTCTTGAATTCAGAAGGATTGTTTAGTAGAGTTCCGATATCTGAGGCACTGACATATTGTTTGCCAAATTCCCCATAATATTTTGCATCATCTCTTAGTTCGGTAATAACATCCATTAGACTGATGCTGATTTATATTTAGCACTAAGAGTTTTTTTAGTTTGAGGTGTTACCTCATACTTCTTCTCAATGTCAGTCATACATTTTGCGAATGATACTCCTGACTTAGCCTTGCCCTCTATAAATACCAATACCTTGTCATAGTTAGGAGAGTCGGTAGATAGCTTAGCTTTTTTGTTAGGGTCTTTCTTCTCCTCAACTGGCAAGTCCTCACCATACCATAACTCTAAGCCAAGTCCATGCATAGCTATAGCCTTGGTCATACTACGTTGTATAGCCTTATTAACATCCATTGAAGTTACCTTGTCAGCAGTAATACTCTGCATCCGATAGTCCATGATAGGTAGATAATCAATCATCTCCTCATCATTAATAGTTACTCCAACTTTTACAAAGCAAGTTCTTCCATCTGTGAAATAGTTCAAGCCATTCTCTGCCTCGTATACTTTTCGTGTGGCGTTAGGGAATAATGTCTTGACTGAACGCCAAGCGTGTGACCAAGAAACGTAATTCATCTTACCCTTCTTTTCAATCATTGGTTTAACATCAATTGAATTCAATGTGTTAAAAACATTTGTGTAATCTTTAGTGTTACTCATAATAAATTTGTGTTTAATTAGAATTAAAATTTAATAGTGAGTGATGAGGGAATCGAATCCTCATCACCCTCTCTTCTTTTTGACCAACGCCTTTTTTTTAGAGCTGAGCTGACGCTATCAGCTAAATGTCTATAGCATATGTAATATATTAAAATTAAAATATAATCTTAGGTATGTGTAAAGTGTCACCATAAATAGGTGTGGAAGTGTCCACAAAGATACAAAAAATATCAATAACTTTTTAGTTTCTTTGTTTTTTTTACGGAGGTATTATAGACCTCCATAACCTCTTCCCTCCTCCTTTTGAGGAAGGTAAGTATTTTTGGGTTTTGTCTACTATTAACCTCATCTTTTATCGCAACCTCAATCCTATTGAGTTTGTATATATTATTAACAAGCTTAACCTTGAGTGTACCTAAAGCCCATCCGTAAGATCCTATTGTCATCTTACACTCTGAACTTAACGGCTCATAATAATCTCCACTTGTAGAGGTGTTCATATATTCATATGTACCATCATCAAACCTTTCTATTCTGGTTCCGTTATTTATAATGGCATAAGTAATTTCATCTTTTATTATCAAACAAGTAGGGTCTGACTCTGCTTGTTTGAATATTTCTTTATCACTATACACCCTCAGACCTCCTTAATTCCTTCATCTCTTTGTGGAGAATATTTATATCATTAAGATTTCTACTCTTCCAACTGGAGTAGTCAATGCCATCCCATGAAGATGGGATATTAAAGTTTAGTTTATTGTCGTGAAAAGTTATTGTCACTCCATCTATAATCTGTGATTTTTTCATGTCTTAAATATTTAAAGTTATAAATTCATCATCGGTAAAATTTATTCGGTGCAATAGGGTGTGTACCAGTCCGTTATCTCCCCATTGATTTTCTTTTGTTTCAGTACTAACCTCGAATAGGTAGCTTAACTTGTTAACATCCTCTGCATCTAACTTTGTTAGGTCAGTTGTTACCCTATAAGTCAAGTCATCATTATTCAATGTTATGACTGATGCCTCAAGTAATGGGTAGTAAACTGATACCACTCTTAACTCTTGGTCATATTTATTTATTTGATTTCTGAATTTTTCTTTTATATCTTCAGAATATCCAGTACTCATTATGGCTTTGTCATCAATCTTAACATCATACCATCGAGTGCCTTCTTTAATTTGTAGTACTTTTAGTTGTTTCATATTTTTAAAATATAGGTTCATCATCATCATTAATAAAATCATCTTTGGTTTCCCAATCTATCATGTCCAAAACCTCGGAGTCAAAAAAGTCAGCCAATATATTGGCATCTAAATCCATACCCGAAAGGTCAACCCTTGACCCTAACTTAATTAAGTAGTCAAAAACCTCTCTTCTCTCACCAGTTAGATACATGACATGAGCCATGCCTAACTTGAATTTATTTGAGTGTGCCATTAAGCCTTGCCAAACGGCAGAACCTAATGTATCTATTGGAGGACATTTTGCTTTGAGTAAGTTCTTTCTTTTACCTCTTGTGCTAAACGCCTCCTCCATTCCTTTGATAATTAAAATTTTTAAATCTATCTCATCCATAGTAATAACAAATGTATCGTTAATAAAATTATAAAGATAGGAATAATGATAATGTAAAATACATCCATCACATTCCTAACTATCTCCTTGAAATTATTATAATACTTCTTCATAGCTATCCATTTTAAAATAATCCAAAACATTTATAATATCACATTCAAATACATAAGATAAAGCCCAAACATCTCCGAACTCCATATCCATAAGACTTTTATGTTGTGTTAACATCAAAGTTAGGTGTCTGCCAGTATGTCTGTACTTAATTGAATGAGCATTCAACATATCTTTTCCTTTCGTTTCTAATCTATCTAGTAAACTTTTCATTTTAAATTGTTTTATAAATTTTCTTTACAAGTTGGGCATCTACCATAGTCAAGTATATCCCCAGTAATTTCATCACCACAACATGAGAATAATATCTCTTGGTGTTGTGCCTTGTAACCCCTATAATCATACACTAGTTCATGGTCAAGGTCAAGCATCCATCCGAGTGGAACATTATTGTTAAACTCGGTGCGATTAATTTGTGTTCCATTATGCGTATATAAAAAGTCAAACGCATCTATGTTATCCCAATCTCTGTTGTTGTTTATATAATCTTTCAAACTGGACTCTATTCTAGAAAGAATTTTAATACTTTTTAAATCGGTTCGTAAATTGAAATCCACATCTATAGAAACCCAATCAATATAGTCTGTTAAATTAGTCATATTTTATTCTCCTTTCTTTTTAGTTTATCATTATTCCACTTATCCATTATTTGCTCATTGGTTGAGTCATCTATGTAGTAAGTAGTATTATTTATTGTAATGTATAGTGACTCTTTTGTTAGTACTTTGATAGTCATATTATTCTCCTTTCTTTTTAGTTATAGGAGGGCAAAATGCCCTCCCTTTGTTTGTTATTTTATTACTGAATAATCGTTTGAACTTCTCAAAAAATATCTCCAATCGGTTTCTGTATTCATTTCTTCCGATTCAAATTCTTCCTTTGACCTCGAAGCAGTTCTGTATTTTGAGTATAACTTACCATTGTCATATTTTCTGATAGTGAATGTTCTTTTGTTGTAATTCGGTGTTACTTTTAAATTTTCCATTTTATTATTTTTTTAATAATGTGAGGAATATACCTCTACCCACAAAACCTCACTACCAATTAGGTAGCGAGGTGGTTTAAGATGTTATTTGGATAGGAGGTAGTCAACCACCTTTGTCGCTGATTGCATTGTATACACGCACTCTTTCGGCTTGTCTGTTAAATGTTTGCACCAACCCTTGATATAGGCTTGGCTATTCTCCACATTTTCAGTTGGATTTAAACCTAACAACCCTACCATATACATAGAGGAGATTTCAGCGACCAACTCCTCCTTAGCGTAGGTGTTATCACCCCATTTTACTACTTCTATTAAAGTCTTTCGGTTCAGTCGGGATTTATGACCCGTGCTATGGGCTAATTCGTGAAACAATACCTTATAATAGCTATCGCTATCTACAAAAGTATCCAATCTAGGCATATTAACAAAGTCAAGATTTGAGTTGTAATAAGCACCCTCATTGGAGTGCTGAATGTTAAAGGGGGATTGTTTTTTGCAGTAGGCATCAACAACATCATCTGCTCTTTTAATGGGGTCATTTTCCACCACCACTTGAACTATTTTTTTTGGTTCAATACCTTCGGTTTGTGCAACATTAAAAACCTTGTAAAATCTGACAGAAAATGTTTTTCTATATCTATCACTTCCACCATCTAATTTTTCGCTCGGATTAATATTCTTCACAAGTTTGGGTGCTACGAATTTTTTAAGTTTATTATCCCAATAACCAATGCTCCAAAGGTAGACTTCGGTAGACTTTGACCCCTTAATCACCTTACCACCTTTTGCAGAGATTTGTTTGAATGTGAGCCATTGGTTATACTCATACCCATTTGCACGCATCACGCAGTTTAACATAAAGATATTGAACCCGTTGTAATATCTGTTTGTAGCAAGGTTGAAGGGCTGATTTTCACTACCACTTTTCCACGGCTTAAACCATTGTAAACCCTCGGCTTTTAAGCCTTCAATAACCAACTCATTAATCTTTAAAAATAAATCATTTTTCATTTTAATAGTTTTTAGTTATGGGGAGAGTAAAATGCCCTCCCTATTATTAAGTAGTGAGCACAGAGGGATTCGAACCCTCTGTTCAACCATTTGCTCTTTAATATGTTATTAATTAGAAGCACCATCTAATACAATACCTCTTTGTGTTGGTAGTGCCTAGCAAGTTATCATCTGTATCAAAAGCACCCCATATTTTAGGTTCGCAATTGTCGTGGTTGCCGTTTATGTTTATAATTTTGTTATTTAGTTATACCACCTTAAGCCTCACTACCAATGGTAGCAAGGCTTTTAAGTGTATTATCTAAAAAAATTGCGAGGTATTCCACCTGTTTTTGTTATCGGAATAAAATATTTATCATTAAATTCTCCCCAATATTTAGCGGGGCTTTTATGATAAGCTAAATTTCCTATACCGCCATCAAATTTAACGGCAATACAGTCCTGATTTAGTTTGTCTAGTAGGTTATTAACGTAATCTACCGTAACAACATCATTTTTAACAGCACAAACCAATGTTAATTCGGTATCACTTTTCTCTAATCGTGAGTAAGTGCATTGTGATAACTCTCTAGCAAAATTAATATCAATTTGCTTATGAGTATCCTTATCGTTTAATCCAATGTTTAATGTTACCATTTTTATTATATTTTTAGTTATTAATTATTTATTTCTAGGTGTATACTTTTCTCTTAGCATATACATTACTTCTAACATCTCCTTTATATCTAAGTTACTAAATACTTCATCGTGATTCATTGAGCCGTCTATTAAAACAGCTAACTGATAAACGTCATCATCAGTTACAATGTTAACCTCAACGGTTTCGTTAAGCTCCATTATTACTCTTTTCATCTCTTTATATTTTAATTATTAAAAATGTTAATTAAGTAGATATGGACGGATTCGAACCGTCCTAAATACCATAATATCTT